AAACCAATTGATGTTAAATGTGACAATTGCACACACGAATTCAAAGTTGATTTAACTTTTGATTATGCTAGTTTTTTCGACAACGGCTCTTGACACTAGACAACGAAGACATCATCGAATTAATCAAACAATACGATAAAGAGTCAAGAGCCATAAAAGAAGAAGCACTACGTAATTGTTGGTACATGCGTGGCGGAATCACATATGATATTGCCATGGAACTAGGTCCAGAAGAACGAAAGATAATTTCTGAAATTATCAAAGAGAATTTAGAAACTACTAAGAAGTCTGGGCTTAACTTCTTTTAACTTCTTTTAAAGACTTGCTACGCAAGTCTGTTGTTTTCGCTATCGCTCAACAACATTTTTTTAACTTTCTTTTTTAAGTATCATCTAGATTAATTGGTCATAATTCACCCTCTACGGGTGAATTAACAATGCATCATCTGAGTAGCACAGTCATCTATTCTAAAGAGATTCGTCTTACGACAGCGGAGGCGGTTGACCGGTACCCCCTACTCTAGCTTCACATGTCAACGGAACCCTAGTAATCCGGAATAGACCCAAATTCTATAAGCTGAGGTTGTATCTTTTTCACATTGCCTCGACCTTTTCAGCCTGAAGTTAGCTTTTTTCTTGCAACGCACTAGATCTAACGGCACAGCCCTACCTGTACAGTCTCAAAGTGAGTCGAGGTACCCCGACCAAACAAAGTTGCTATGTGATGTAATTAATTTAAGATTTGAAAGTGATTGCCGGAGAGTGCCAAAAGACAGTAGCGTTCGATTCGATTTAGAGAAGTGTCGTGGTAGTTGTAGTCTTGGGTGCCAATGTAGTATCTGTATTTTGGTGATGAGATGTAGTTTGTGTTTTGATCAAGCCATGATGTGTAGTAGAGTTTGCATTGATCTCGAATAGTAAATCCAAGATCTGATAGTTTATATTTTAAACTGATCCAATTTAATAATAAAGTATCCACAAGTAGATAATTTGGACTGCGAGCCTGTTCAATATTTTTTAAATGTTGCACAGCCACACAGTAAGTTTCGTAATCCAACGACTCTTGTTGATACTTATCATTGTGTCTGAGGTGAATATGTAAATCGTTAACTCCGTCGTTTTCCGATCTAAATGCTCGCTTTGCCATGTGAGATTGTATTATAAAGCTAAAATAAGTTTTGGTTGGTTTTATATCAATTATATCAAATTTTTCAAATTCTGGAATAAAGCCATGACATCTAAAAATGTAGTCTGTTTTTTCAGTGGATAGTTTTTTTAAAGTTTCGATTATACGATTTAATGTTTCTCGGTCTTCATAATCGGACATTCGCCCGCTTAAATTGGCCAATTCTGGATACTGTGTAACTAATTCTGTGAACTCAGTTGTAGTACGCCCGGACTCTGTTAATTCTTTAAATTTTATATTAGATTGCAATTCTGGATTGCTGTCTAACAGTATTTTTAAAACAGTGTCCCCACCGCTACCACTGGGCCATCGCAATAGTTGCACAGTCATGCACAGCGCCCTTTAACAGCTTCTTTGTTGTGTAACCAAAAAAGATCATATTCTAAAATCCACCAGCGACCATGTTTTGTACTATTATACACACTATATCCTTGATCGGCGCCTATTACGGGATCTTGAACCGCAACAAATTTTCCCTTGCGATTAAATTTCATTATCAAAATACTATAATCGCCGGAGTCTGCAACTTCTAACAGTTGCCCTAACCAAGCATCAAGAATTTTAACTTCTCCTGAGTACAGCTGATGGAATGGAAAATCTTTATAACTTTTACATTCTGTATTGAATCGCGGAAAACTCTGACCGGGTATAATATCGCCTTTAAAACTGCGTATTTGACCTTCGTGTAAAAATTCTTTACGGGCAGAGTTAGTGCCGCCAATGTAGGCACCACTGTGCGGCACACGAATAAATCTTTCGCCGTATAGATTGGTTAAATGTTCGGCAACTTGGCGCTCCCAGGCGTTGCCCTTGGCTTTTTGTGGACTAGTCATACTTGTAATTAGTTAATTCAATTTCCTGTTGCCACTGATTTGAAAAACTAGTTTGCCCATATCTAGTACCGCAGTTTGTTTTGCAAATTGGATCAGGGCTGGTAGTCCATGTTTCTTTTAACTGTGAAAACCAACTTACTACATTATTATTTGGCTGTGAAAGGCCATGCCAACAACAAGGAAACCAATCCCCTTGTGCATTTACATATACACTCTGTTCTTTAAGTACATGACAATCGATATCAACTGATTCTATCACAGGATCAATCCAATTACGTGGAGGCCGCAAAAATGCTACAGGAACTTCGTTGTGTCGTTTGCTGACCTTGGCTCGGAACCAACTAAAACCTAAATCTTTGGCTAACTTGGCACAGTCACTGACTTGATGCTCGTTGTGTTCAAATATCAGCATGTCCCAATGTGCGCTACCACCAGAGTCAATAAAAGTTTTAGCATTATTGATTACATGATGCCAGGCAACATTTTTTCGATATATGTGATTGGTGTCTTCTAATCCGTCAATGCTGAATACCACATAGTCTAATGGGTTTGAAAATAATCGACCCAATTCAGTCCAAAATTTTCTATTACGTAATCCACCATTGGTATTCATTCCTAACACAATGTTTGGATTGTGCTGTCTAAAGTATCTGTAAATTTCCACAGCATCTTCAGCTGCCGCAGGGTCGCCTAAATTGCCGCACATGAACATTTTGTCCAGCGATTGAATAAATTCAACAGAAAATATTTCTTTAGCTTTTGATGCTGACATAGAGACTATCTCGTAACCAGTTTGGTATGTACGAGGGCACTGCGGACATTCGGCCTGACAGATAGTAGTGGGTTCTAGGTGCAGTACTTTTGCAGTCATTGGTATTTCGGAATCCGTATATCTGTCACATGCATACAACGATTAAGTCTGCAGGTGACTGGCTTTGTGGGCCAAACTACAGTGTCTTTATAAAGATTGCCTAGATAATCTTGATTACATAATGCAATGTAAGTATCGCCATCGGGCCTTATATGCAAACCATTTATGCCAGCAAAGCAGGTCCAGTCTTTGAAATTTGTATAGCCGTTGTTAACTAATTCGGTGCAGTGATTTTTACTAACAGAACCGTCAGACCAGATACTGGTTACGTCTTTGTCTGTGGCTTTAAAATTGGTATTGTCTCTAACAAACTTTAATTCTTCTTCGGTGTAGTATTGATTGATATAAAAATCATAATTGGCCAACAATAGATCTTTACTGCTGTACAATCCAACTTGGCTGGCTTTTTCGTTAGGTCTTACTACTGTAATTGTGTCTGTTTTAATTTGCGGATTGACAATTTTGTATATGGTGTTTACACCAGCATCAGCCAATCGTTGTCCGGTTTGTTTTACTAGATCTAACTCGCCAGCTTCAATCATTAAATTTGCTTTGACACGCTCTGGCCCGTATGCTTGATGCATTTCAATTATCTTTTCTACTTTTTCGTTAACTGTACTATGATTGTTTTCAAAATGAATACTAAAATTTAAATCATTTAAAAAGTTCATGGCACGATGATATACCTTGACTGGTGCGCTGGTATTGGTCATAACGCTAACACTAGCTGTTGTAGGTAATGTAGACAGGTATTCAAAAAAATCAGGCAGATTTTTTACAATAAAAGGCTCTCCGCCGGTGAAATCGTAGTATATTTGTTTGTTTATACTGTGTGCATAAGCATCAAGTTTATTGGCCTGCGTAATCAAATGTTCTACCGTGGGTATTTCGCTGGTAGTATCGTGATACTCACTGCTACAATAACTGCAATCGTAATTGCATCTGATCAACAATCGCCAAAGTATCTCAATGTAACTTGATCTTGGGCGAATCATGTTAGCCATTGTGCCGCTAACCGCTTTTAGTTTCATATTATTTCAACGTCGGTGTTATAGCTGGTAAAGCCATTTTCTTTTACTACATGCAACGTGTTATTAACTCGTCCTGCCAATTCATCTTTGTGACTGACTAACCAAATACTCTTGTTATGGTCACGACTCATCTTTTTCAGAATAGCAAGACTATTTTCTACACCACTTGCATCCATACCGGAGTCAATTAATTCGTCAATGAACAACAAATTGATTGGTTGGTATAGACTTTCCCACACATCTCTAAAACTCCAGCTCAATGAAAGTATAAGCCTATTACGCTCACCTCTACTTAAATTATCAAAGTCAAGGTCTCTACCAAGTTCAGTGATTTCTACACTTAAATCATTTAAAAATTTAACTGTGTGTGGCAAGCCGATGCGATCCAGATACTGCCCTAGTCGCAGATTTAAATAACTTAAATTTTGATCAATGATTCGTTTTCTTATAAAACTGTCTTTGTTGGTTAACAGTTTAAGTAGAAATTCTTGATGTTCTCTAACAGTAGTCAATTCATTTATTAAATCAAAGCTGACTTCGGACAAGGCTTGTTCGCTCATTTCTTTAATTTGTTCCCCATAAGGATCATGCTCGTCGCTCTTTGCATTCAATTGACTCAAAATATTACCAAGACTGGCACGATGTTCAAATGCATCAGACTCGTTGTCGTAAAACGTTTTTGGGATTGGGCCCAACTCGCCCAACTCTTTTAGTTTGTCGGTGTGCTCAAACAATTGTGTATTAGTTGCTAGTGCTTGTAGTGCGGCTTCCTGTAATGCCTTGCGTTTTTCCTCTAGCAAATTTTCTTGTTTACTGTCGTGAAATGCTTGACCACAAGAATGACACGTATGATTTTCTAGACTGGCAATTTCTGTCCTAAGCTGGTCGATTAATTTTTGTTCTCGTCTTTCATCGAGCTCACAGCGTCGAACCCAACTGTTAAGATCGTTTATTTGTTTTTGTTTTTCGTTGTAGCTAGCCAGCAATTGATGAGCGGCCAATTCAGCTTCGATGTCAATTTGACTCAACTGATCATATGCTTTTTGCAAATCATCAATGTCTTGATTGTGTTTATTCAGCCAAAGAGTTTGTCTACGTTTTAAACTTTCAATTTGTTCTTGTATTCGTTTGTTTGCATCAGTGACTGCTTTAATTCTAAAATCTTCTTGTACTATTGCATCTTTAGTTGACTTGATTGATTCTTTAAGTATTTCTGCTTTTTCGCTTAATAAAGTAATGCCAAGTAATTGTTCAATGATAGTGCGCTGATCATTGGCTTTTAAAGACAAGAAAGGCTCGGTGTAGGTATTCAAAGCCAATATATGCTTAAACATATCATGGCTCATGCCTAACATGCGTTCAATTTCTGATTGTGTTTCTCTGCTGTCGCCTTGTGCTTCGTCTGTGATTTCTTTTTCAACATCCCCAACAAAAAATTTCATAACGTTGGGCTTTCTTCCTCGCTCAATCTTGTAGTTTATGCCATTTTTTTCAAAGTTAACAGTTACAAGCATTCCTTTACTGTTTGTTTTATTAATTAAATTGTCTTTTTTGATATTAGTTAATGCCTGCCCGTATAGTCCATAACTTAATGCATTAATAATGGTTGTTTTACCAGTTCCGTTCCTGGCGCCAGAATCGTCACCACCAAGGTCAAGATTTTCTCCTAGTACCAGTGTTAAATCTTTTCTATTAAAATTAATAGCTTGAGTAGCGTTTCCTACGCTCATAAAATTCTTTACAGTTAAGTCACTAATTTGAATCATAAAGGTTCCGCTTAATTTTTATATAGTATACTACATCTTTTGTACTTTTAAAATAGTACTCTTGCTCAAATGGCATTTCCACTTCGAAGACATTTTCTAAAACACCGTTGATATAGCTTTCTTGAAACAATGATAGATCGGGTATGTCTCTGAACTTTTTGTTTATAATATCATCTACGATAGCATCGCAAATTGTTTTGTCATGAAGATACGGAATCGAAGATAAAAATTGTTCATGTAAATGTTTCAGTGAAGCAGTATCCATTGGTAAATTAAAAAACAAACTTAACTCATCGATTGATTTTTTGAAAAACTCCCAAGAATAAAAATTTTTTAGATCCCATGTAAAAACTTTTGCATTTGTTGGATAATGCATAGATTTTTGTTTAAGCCAATAGCCATTTATGTTTGGGTTTTTAAAACTAAACTTAAAAAATTCTCTAAGTATGTGTCTTGGTATACTGCTGTCGTTTCTATTTAAAAATGGATAGCTGGTATATATTTCTTCTAATAACAAAGAATAAAATTTATTGTTTAATTTTTTAACAGTATCGACACTCAATTGATTGTTGTCAATACCAAAGTCTCCGGCTCTGAGTAAACTTAGACTGCTTACCAGCAACAGATCATCTTGACTAAAATTTATTGATATTATTTTATCAAATTGAGAAAGTTCTTTTATGTATAACTCAAACCAATGTTCTGCATAAAATAATTTCTTGCTATTATATTCATTGCTTTTTTGATGACTGGTACCTAAATTGCCAAATGGATTAAAATTAACCACAGAACTGCCAGAAGCATGATTTAAACATACCTCTAAGAAATTTCCATGTGTGCCGGCAACAAAATCAATTGGTATTTTCATACTCTATATATAAAAGGTCATTTTTAACATCGTATGAAAATTTTTCAATACGGTATCGATCTAATTCGAGTTGGCTTAAATTTTTAATTCTATTATCAAATCTATTGTCATCGATAAAAGTTAAATTTAAACGTAAAATTATTTTAGTTGGTGTGTACTTGTTTGATGTTTGTGTTAATATCTTGTGTAGGTCATCGACTGATCGATATTTTAATAAAGGACTACGATCAAAAATCAATACAGATTTATTTAATTTGACTTCGGGCCATCCAATATCTTGCTCTTTTTGATCGTCTATTAATCTATCAAAGTAATCTATGGGCAATTTAAAATTTTTTACTGATGTCAGGGTTTCTAATTTATAAACTTTTTTGTTAAAATGCTCTTCATAATGCTTGCCCAAACAATCAACCATTATTGGAAGGTCGTGCATTGAAATGTCAATTAACGGTGTAATATTATGACGACTTTGTTTATAAACTAAATTATAAAAGTCTTGCCGATTCTCATCCGTTATTGTTGTTTGTTGCATATATCCAAGTCAATGGTTGTATAAAGTTAAACTTTTTTCCTTTATCATTATCGTCTGCTCCTTTGGATTTGACATCAAATCCTTTAGCAGACAATTGAGTCTCTGCTATATTAATTAAGTTACTACCAACTTCTGAATTGCAACGATATGTGACTTTTATGTCATTGCCTAATAGATAATACCTATTAATTCCTAGGTAACAACTTTTAATATTTGGCAAGCAATATTTTTCAATCTTATTTAAAAGATCACTGATCCAGAAAGGTGAGTTTAAAATCAAAATTAAATTGTTTTGATCTCCGCTTTGATTTAAATGAGATGCAAAATTGGAGTCATGTCCTATATACGAGACAGATTTACTTTTGAATAGATCTAAAATTATCTTGTCTTGAGCGCATAAATTATTACCTAGTTGAACTAATCTTGGTAATTTCATAAAGTCTGATAAATTTGTAATAGTAAGTTAGGATCAAAAGATTCTGAATTAATATTCACAATTTGATCAGTGACAATTTGATCTACTGATTCAAATTTTATATCTCCGATATTAATATTTTCTTCTCCAAATTCAGATTTTTTACTAGGGACCAATACAATTTCTCTAAGGCCAAAATTTGACACAAAGTTTTCTTTAATAAAAGTGGCTTCCTCGTAACTGATGTCTACATCCAAATTGACCCTAACATGCATGCCAGGTTGTAGCATGGCTTCTGTGTGTGTTAGCACATCTTTTAGCCCGTACACACGATATTTAGGTTGATCGGGCCATGCATGGAATGTGGGTTCTTTGCCCCACTCTAGTATCATCATACCGCGATCGTCGTCGCCAGCATCGGCATAGTTATGAGGAAAACAGTTGCCAATGTATGTGATATTTTTTTGTGTTTGTCGTTTGTGAAAGTGCCCGGTGTACACATGTTCAAAGTTATAAAAGTGTTCTCTACGCAAGTCACCGTGTTCGGGCATGGCTACCATAGCATTCATTAAGTATCCGGGCAACTCAAAATGCCCAAACATATAACGACCTTTTAATTTAGGTATGCGTTTATGGTCTTCGGCAACAAGCCAAGGAGCAATAACAACATCGCCGTCGCTGAACCAATCATTACAAATTTGTACGTTTGGTAAATGTTTGGCCCACTCAACTGATTGTATATCGCGCTTGTCACGATAATACAAGTCATGATTACCGGGTATAAAGTACACCTTGTCAAAATTTGCATTCAGATGTTCGAGTGCTTGCAGGCTATAATTTAGCGTAATAATATTTATTGACGCTCGATTATTGTGCCAGTCGCCTAGGAAGAAAGCAGTTTCACACCCGTTTTCTTTGGCAGTAGCAGTGGCCCATTTAATAAAATTTAAACAGTCCTCGTTATGGACTTGGCTGTTAGATTTAAGACCAAAATGTATGTCAGTGAAGACTGCGGCTTTTTTAAAAAGATTACTCATAGAGCTCTTATTATAGACACTTACTTACAAAATTGCAAGGCCCACTACCCGGCCAATTTGCCCAAGTGCGTGTTGATAGATTGGATTGTATTGAATGTTAATTATAGGCTCAACAACATTGATATTTGATGCATAATCTCTTGCATGATATGGATTTTTCTTATGCGGTATTTTGTCGTAATACGGATGTAGGTCTTCGTAACATGTAAATTTTACATTTGGGTTCACAAACATTTTTACAAATAATAGATAATCAACAAAACTAATTAAAAAATTTAATGTCTCTGTCAGAGTGTTGGGGGTTATCGCTGCCGCCTCTAAATTTTTAATTAGAGTCTGATTTTCTGTTAGATTAAAATCTAAAGTCCGCATACGAAATCCCAATAGATCTGTCATATGGTGACTTAGTACCTGGCTTAAAAAACTTCTTCGAAGAATACTATATATTTCTTTTGACGCTGACAGCGTTACCCAATTTTTGTTGTTAAACAAATCACTGTCGTGGTGGAAATATGGCTCAATACCAGTTACGCCTTTAAGTACATGAGAACCAGACCGTCCGGGAGTGAATATCACAGGCTCTTGATTTTTAGGAACTGTCAACTCATCAAATGCTATTTCGTCAAATTTGATAATTTCGTTGTATAACCAAAGACCATAGCAAATATTGCGCTTCCATTGTAGTTGATCGTACTGCGACCAGACTGGTTCTAAATTTTCTAAATCGTTTTCAAAACTAGTAAGAACTTTAACAACTTTGACCTTTTGTTGAATTTGATAAAGATCCTGATATGATAAATTATCAGCCGGAGTTACATCAGTGACGTAGTTTGTATTCGAACAGAGAAAATATAATTTTTCTTCTAGAGTGGAGTAGACCAAATCGTCTATGTGCCAATCTGCTGTAATACATGGTAAAATTTTTAAGTTAAGTCTTTCTGCCACAGTAGACTTAACCCGACTATTACCATTATGTATTAAAAATATATTATTCATCACCGTGATGCTCGCCACCGCCCGAATAACCGGACATGCCTTGTCTGGTATAGCTAGGAGTTAGCCCATTCATTTCCATGATATCATCACGCAAGTTTTGATTGCGTTTTTCAATATTCAACACACGAGTAAAGCTGTTAGTGATAGCGGCAGTATAATACGCAAAAGGGTTCTGCGATTTTGACTCGTCAAATTGCAATCCGATTTGGCTGAGTTGTAGCAGGGCTTGGCTTCGCATTTCGTCATTGTAGGTGTATCCTCTCCAGTTTGATCTTGTGGCATAACGCTCGCACAGTTTCATAAACATGTGCGCTAGCTTTTTAGTCATTGTTCCGTGATCTTTGGAAAACTCTCCAGAGTCTAAACTACCAAGCCAATGACTTTTTCCAACGCAAACCGGTGTTCCTTCGTCGTTTATTTTATAATGCTGAAAAGGAGGAAAATTGCACTTGTTGTACTTGGGATTGTTTTTTGCAATGTCTTCTTCGTCGTCGTATTCTGTAAACGTAGCATCTTCATCTTCTGCCTGAAGAGCTGCCTGCTTTGCCGCATACTTTTTAGTTTTGACTTCGTCAATTGGGATATGTTCCCAAGACATTACTCTAAAAATAACATCTGTCTCTGGAATTTTAGTGTACTTAATTTCAAATTCTTCAAGTTTTCTTTTTTCGCCTTTGGCTACTGCTTCTTCTAATGCCAATTTAGCCAATCGCTCTGCACGATTTTTGCGACCCTGCAATATATTCTTTTTGTTAAGGCTTTTGAAATCTGGAAGAATCATATCATAATCTGCATACTGTGCATCAGTGAAAGTGCAGTAAGTTGTTTTGCTTTTATGAATTTCTTTCAGAATATCTTTGTTGTTTAAGTAGTTGTGTTTCATAATATTCCTCTAATAATACTACCACATTTTACGGGCAATAAATATAAAAAGCAAGAGATGGATGGAGTTATATTTAATATTTATAGCACATTCACCCCAGATTGTTAATTTTTAGGGAACATACATGGCGACCCGCGAAGAACTTGAAGCAGAATTAGCTGAAATCGAAAGTAACCAAGAGATACTTCGAGCTCGGGCGGATCAGTCTGAACAGGCTTATAATGAAGCTGTATCCAGGCTGTCCACAGCTAGAGATACCTTGGACCAGTTTCCTGATGATCCAGAGGTCATGCAGGAAATTGAAGACGCTGCCGCAGAACTTGAAAGTGCTCAGGCAGAATTTGAATCTGACAAAGAAGCATTAGTTACAGCAGAATTTGATCGCGCAGACATTGATGGGCAACTGGCCGATTTAGAAGACGCCGGATCCGAAGAGCAGTTACAAGAAGATATCGACGGTCAGGAAGCCAGACAAGGATTGGCATACGACGACGATGGCAATTTAATGCCCGGTTATGCAGTTAACGACGAAACTGGCGAAGCGTATTACATTGGCGACAAAGCAGACGATGCGGCCAATGGTGATTATAATTGGACTGCCGAAGGCGACTCTGGGCCCGACGTCACCAACGATGATCCCTGGGGCGACCTCGAAGGAGCACAGAAAAAATACGGCGGATACGATCCCAGCGAGGCACGATTAGAAAATGCAGGATTACCGTTAAACGGAGAGTTTCGAGGATTTGATACCAAAACAAATGTGGGATTTTCTAGAGGTATAAATGAACCTGCAGGAGACAACGAAGATTGGCGAGTAAAAATATCGTTGGCACCGGGTGCAGACTACTTCTACAACGACACTAACAATGCTGGAATTGTGGCACCTTTGGCGGCAATGGGCGGACTGGTGTTTCCCTATTTGCCACAAGTTACCATGAGTTATGTGGCACGATACAGCGAGCAAAAATTAACACATAGCAACTATGCTAGTTATTTTTATGACGGCAGCGAAGTGCAGGCTATACAACTGCAAGGCGAGTTTACAGTGCAAAATAGAAAAGAAGGCCAGTACTTGTTAGCGGCAATTTATTTTTTACGTGCCTGTACCAAAATGTGGTTTGGTAAAGATCAGCGAGCAGGAACACCGCCGCCGATGGTTTTCTTGGATGGATTTGGCACACACTATTTCCCGCATGTGCCATGTGTAGTAACACAGTTTCAGCATACCCTTTCTCCTGACGTTGACTATCTTTATGTTCCTTACACAGAGTATGGAGTTAATGGTAAACCAGTCAGCATGTCAAATTCAACACTAGGCACAAGGGTTCCTACCAGTAGTACTATTTCTGTCACACTCCAACCTGTGTACAGCAGGTCCGCAACCACAGGATTCAGTCTTGATGATTTTGCCGCTGGTAGATTATTACGCACTAATATGCGCGGAGGGTTCCTATAATGGCAACTACATTTTCAAAAACAAGTCCTTACTATCAAACTGGAACTTATTCTCAGTTTCTTGATGTAATGGTAAATCGCAGTATCCCGGCATTGGTAACTGACATATCGTTTAAAATTACTAAATCATATGAGTACAGACCCGACATGCTGGCCTATGACTTATACAAAGACGCTAGTCTTTGGTGGGTGTTTGCACAACGCAATCCAAATGTTATTAAAGATCCAGTGTTTGATTTTAAACCAGGCGTTACAATTAAAATTCCAAAAAAAGTAACCATTGACAAGGCGCTAGGACTATAATGACAACTTTCGTCGAAAGCGAAATTGCTAGACTAAAGCTAGACAATGCTGGACATCAGGAAGCCATTGAGCAAGCCCAGCAACAGCTCAACAACCCTGGTTTAACCGGGCTTAGACAAGCATCCTTGCGAAGTAGAATTACTACATTACAAAACAGTATTAGCCAAAACGATGCTCAGTTGGCAACATACGAAGCAAAGATCTCGGGTACTGCAACTGACGGCGCATTAGATACCAATGGTAATCCTGCGGCAGGTGCCGGAATTGATGACCCAACAATTGATCAAGCAGAAAATTCAAAACTTGAAATAGAAGTATCGGCGGTCAATGGAATTCAAGACCCGAATGCTGACCCTGAGGCTCTTGATGCTATACAACAAGAAGCCGAAGATGAACTAGCAGATGCTGAAACTAGTAAAAATACCCTGGCCGACGACGAAGAAACAAATTTAAACGAAGATCCAGCTGAACAACAAGAAAACGAAGATAACACAGATAACACAGGCGACCAGTATAAAGAAGAAATAGACGAGCCTGCTGTGCGATCCTTTAAACCAGTTGAAGTATCGAAGCAAAAAGTTCCTGTATTTGAAACTACAGAAAATCCTTTGCTTTCGTATGCCAGTAGTACTTACAACATAAGACTTTCGGCATTAACACCAACGGACTACAATAATATTATCAAGGATCCAACAACTCCTATTAGGCCAAAGGTAGTTATAATCAGCGCCGGGCGACGAAGCAAGGATTTGCCTAGAAGCCAGCATTTCTACGAAGACTTTTATTTTGATTATTTAAAATTTAACACTATTGTGGGAATGAATGCCAGAACACGCGGCACAAACACAATTGATTTAAATTTTAAAATCTTAGAACCATATGGGTTTACTTTACACAATAGAATGATTAAATTAGCACAGGAGACTGGCGCTAAAAGTCTATTAGAACAACCATATCTTTTAAGCATTGATTTTTTTGGTATTAACGATCGTGGAGAACCTAGCATGATTGAAAATCAAACAAAACATATACCAATCAAAATCACCGGAATGAAAGCCAAAGTAAGTCAACGCGGCGGAGAATATGAATGCACAGCTATTCCATATAATCATGCGGCATTCCAGGAAACCAATGTGTCAACTCCGGTTAATTTAAACGTAACTGCTGGTACGGTGTTTGAATTTTTTGATCCAACCGAAGGAACAACCATTGTCAGTGAAAGTGATCAAAGAGAGTCGGCTGTCAACGATGCCGAAAACGAGGAAGTGTACGATGCTAGAGATGCTCAGGCCAAAAAAGGTAGAGTTAACAATCTAAAACAAACGCAGGTAAAACAACCGTATTATGTAAGCAGTTATGCAGGGGCAATCAACGATTGGTTTGCTAATTTGAAGAAACGAGGAAATGCACAAACTACCACATCAATTGATTTTGTCATTGATGAAAAAATCAAAGACAGCAAAATTGTATTTCCTAAAGTAAACAATCCTCGAAACACTCCTTTAAGTAATCCTGCAGACCCAAAACAGGCCACAGCACTTGCTCGTACTGCCGCCGGGCAAAAAGGGGCCGGCAATGTTCCGTTCGACAAAGAAAACTTTCCAATTAATGCCGGTACCAGTGTAATTGAAGTAATTAATGCAGTCATTAGAAATAGTGAATTTATTAGGAAACAGGTAATAGATCCCAGTGACGAAAAACTAGACCCGCAAAAATTAGCAGACAAACAGAATACCCCAATAGAGTGGTTTAAAGTAATACCGGTGATAAAATTAACTGAGTTTGATGCTAAATTAAACAAATGGGCTAAAAAAATCACGTACTATATAAAAACTTATACAGTATACAATCAAAAAAATCCAAACGCACCCAAGTCACAGCCCAATGGGTGGTCTAAGAGATATGATTATATCTATACTGGACAAAATACAAAAATAATTGATTTTAGTTTAGATTTTGACATGTTGTTTTATACTGCACTCACAGCCGAGCGCGGCAAAATGGAAGCATTAAATTCTGCTCCTGAGGCAGATGAATCCAAGTTAGCAGGCACAATACCAACTACATCGCCAAATACCGGGCATCCGCAACCAATGCATTTTGTGTCGGGCGACCAGCAGGCCAGTGCAATTGGTAATGCCAACAGAGATAGCAGAACTATTGCGGCAACGGATTTAGTAAAAAGCATCTACAGTAGTGCTCGCGGTGATATGATCAATGCCAAATTAAAAATAGTTGGCGACCCAGAATTAATTAAACAAGATGATATTTTCTTTAATCCTAGTAACCAAGGTTACGACGACGACGATTACCAATTTACTACAAACTATAGCTTAAAATTTGATCGAGGTGAGTTATTTGCACTAATTACTTGGGTAACTCCAGTTGACTTAGACGACAGCGATGGCACCATTAGATTTTATGACGATGACCCTATTACTAGCACGTTCAGCGGAGTGTATAAATTTATTACAGTTGAAAATGAATTTAGACAAGGTGTTTTTACACAAAGTTTGGATTTAATCAGACAACCAAACCAGCCAGAATTTGATGTTGTCGGACCTGCTAGAAAGAAAAAAGTTGATGTGGATGGAAAAGCCACACGAAGCATTGGCAAAGCAGGTACACCATTGCCTGGTGCATTGCCAGGATTTGACCCAGACTTTGATCCTTGGGGCGACCTTGAAGATTCTCAAGAGGACATTGATGAAGAAAATGTCGACGAAGAAAGTGAATTTGAAGAAGATGAAGATAACGGTGACCTAGATGATACTGGCACCGATGATGAAGAAACAGGTGACGAAGAAGCAGCCGAGGACGAAGGCGATATAGAACTAGAAGAAGAATCAGAAGACTGGGAAGAAGTCGACATAAGCGATTGGGAAGAAGAAGAAAGTACAGATCCCGAAGGATCTATTTAAATTTAAGAAATTAATATGAGCGACAGAATAAAATCAAAAAAAATACCAGATTGGGCCAATCGTGCAAATACATCTGCCGCCAGACTAGACCCGGGGCCATACATTGGAATTGTAAAAAATAACTTTGACAACACAAGGTCTGGTAGATTACAGGTTTGGATTCCAGACCTAGGCGGTGACGAAAACAATCCTAGATTTTGGTATGCAGTGAGTTATGTTAGCCCATACATGGGATTGACTTTTCAGCCTGATTCTAGCAAAAACAATAAATTTACACAAGTACAACATTCTTATGGAATGTGGGCAATGTCACCAGATATTGGCAACGAAGTTATAGTTACATTTGTAGGAGGCTACGCCGATAGAGGATATTGGTTTGGGGTTACCTCTAGTAATTTGAGCAGATACATGATACCTGGCATTGGGTCAGGGCCTGATGTTGATAAAGAAAATGCATCAGACGATTTGAAAAAAACATTTACCGACGGGCAAGTATACCCATTGGCAGAATTCAATGAAAACGATCCCAACAAAGTTGTACCAAATTTTATTGACAATAAAAAACCCATCCACGAAGTACAATTTTTAAAACTTTTAAAACAAGGACTAGATAGAGATCCAGTTCGCGGTGCAGTTACTAGTAGCAGTCAAAGAGAAAGTCCTAGTCGTGTGTTTGGTATTAGCACACCCGGGCGACCACTTAAAGAACCCTCTCAAAGCGCAGACTTTGAGAAAAAGTTGCAAGACGGAAATATCAAAGAAGATGACATTGCAGTGCGTGGTCGCAAAGGTGGTCACACATTTATAATGGACGACGGCGACTTCAATGATGTTAATAGAATACTCAGATTGCGTAGCAGTGACGGCCATCAAATATTAATGAATGATACCGAAGGCATTATGTATATTGCCAACGAAGCTGGTAGCGTCTGGATAGAATTGGCACGTAATGGCGGCCTACACATTTATTCTGCAGGTGGAATTAATATTAGAACCCAAGGCGACTTTAATGTCTACAGCGATAAAAATATTAATTTACATGCAAACAAATCAGTCAACTTGTACAGCAAAGATAAATTGTCAGCTGAAGCTCCTAATATAACATTGAATGCTGTAGAAAATGCTACAATATATGCTGGTACCAAATTGGGACTTGGTTCGGCTGGAGCATTAAACATCAGCAACGATGGATCAGGTTCTTGGACATCGGGCGGAACATTGAACTTGACTGGATCTCCTGTTAATTTAAACTCCGGCAGTGGAGAAACTGTCGAAAAGCCAGCGGCAATGACATTGTATGAATCCCCAGATGCAAATTATGACAGCGGCACAAAACTTTGGAAAAATGAAGGCCCAAAGATTAGTGCAATAATGGCAATTGTGCCAACACATGAGCCATGGGACAGAAAAATAGGCAAGCCCAAAGGAACACCAATACAAAAATATAATGCCGCACAAGATAGCCAAGCGGCAAGCCAAGCGGCAGACACACCAGTTAACAAAGGTGAGGCTCCAGAATCTACTGCCAAAGTTGAGGACTGTTCTCCACTGACACAACCAGTGACGTCGGGTAGCGGAGCACCTGTGACTACCGGGTCGGGTAGCTATCTTACAAGTAGTCGTTATCTAGATGCCGGACTAGAAGCCGCACGAGGTAAACCAGTTAGCAACCCATGTCCTAAGAATTGGTTAGATACTGCATTTGCACCAAATCCTCCTGGCGGTGTAGGCCCATTGGATCAAACTCAAGTCAAGTCTTTGATGGCACAAATAGCGTTTAACGAAAGCCGCTGGCAATATGCAATTAAAAATCAACTTAATTACATTGGACGTTACCAATTTGGTGCCGCGGCCTGCACCGACGCTGGCTACATCAAGTTAGATTTTTTCAAACAATATGGAAATAGAGCCTTCAATTATCCAGATGCCTGGACAGGAAAAAACGGGTGTACCAGTATAGAGTCATGGTTTAATTCCAAAGGTGTGCAAGAAACAGAAATGTATAAATTGTTACTGTCAAATTACAAAACATTGGTTAGAATCGGCGGCATAAAAGGCGGCGATACAGCCTGTGAAGTTGGCGGAATGTTGCAAGTAGCACACCTATTAGGTGCTGGCGGTGCTAAAAGTTGGCGCAATAGTGCTAGCGGAGCAGATGCCAATGGTACAACAGGTGAAATGTATTTCAATAGGGGAAGGTATGCAATTGAAGTTTTAGCCAAAGGTGGCGGCACTACTTCTGCACCTCCTACTATAGCATAAATATTTAAACTATGCCCATCTACAAAGGTTTCAGTACATACAATAGATTAAAAAAGTTCCGTATTGTTGACAACGAGTTAATTAAACAGAATATTTTTAATCATTTCCATATTCGCAAAGGCGAGAAGCTCATGCGACCGGACTTTGGCACTATCATTTGGAGCACATTGTTTGATCCATTGACAGCAGACACCAAGGCAGCAATAATTGACGATATTACAAACATTGTTAACAGCGACCCTAGGGTGGCAGTTAAAAATGTTTTAGTAAGTCAATTTGATCACGGACTTCAGGTGGAAATCGAGTTACGCTACGTAACAACCAATCAAGTCGAAAGTATGAAATTGCAGTTTGATCGCGAAAGTAATAGAATCGCTGTGGTTTAAAACTGAGCCGTTTTTTACCTAAATAAATATAAGATATAGGTAAAAATCCATGGCTATAACCACACGTCAAACAAGTTTACTAGTACAGCAGGACTGGAAAAAACTATACCAGACATTTAAAGATGCTGACTTTCAGAGTTACGATTTTGAAACTCTGAGAAAAAGCATGATCGATTACTTACGATTATATTACCCCGAAGACTTTAATGATTACATCGAAAGCAGTGAATTTATTGCTCTGTTGGATCTTATAGCATTTTTAGGGCAAAGTTTAGCGTTCAGAACAGATCTAAACGCTAGAGAAAACTTTTTAGACACAGCTGAGCGAAGAGACAGCATACTAAAATTAGCTCGATTAATTAGTTATAACCCAAAACGTAATATACCTTCCAGCGGTCTACTTAAATTTGATAGTGTCAGTACTACTGAATCAGTTACTGACAGTAACGGCTTAAATTTATCTAACCTTGTAGTTTCATGGAATGACAGTGCCAACGATAATTGGCAAGAGCAATTTAGTGCTATCCTAAATTCGGCGTTAATTAGTAGCCAGTCAGTTGGTGCACCAGGCAACAGTCAAATACTTAATTCTATCAAGACCGACGAGTATGCTGTTAATTTAATTCCTAATATTATACCAGTTTATAAATTTGAAACAGTAGTCGATGGTTCAACCATGAAGTTCGAAGCAGTTGGCGCAACATCTGCTTACAAAACATTTATCTACGAAACAGATCCAAAGCCCACAGGCAAGTTTAACATTTTATATCGCAATGACAACTTGGGAAATAACAGTGTCAACACTGGATTTTTTGTTTATTTTAAACAAGGAGAATTGTCCTCAAGTGATTTTACGTTGACAGACAGCTTACCTAATAGGATTGTTAATATCAAAACTGAAAACATCAACAACTCTGATGTTTGGCTATACGAAGTTAATCCAACAGGGTCCACCGGATCGTTATGGAACCAAGTGCCTGCTATTGCCGGTATCAATCTGGTGTATAACAACATTGAAGATAAAAAGATCTATCAAGTAAACACCAAAGCAGGTGATCAAATTGATTTAATTTTTGGAGACGGTGCATTTGCTACTATTCCGCAAGGCAATTATAGGTTATTCACTCGTGTGAGCAATGGCTTGTCGTACAAAATTACTCCTGCAGAAATGCAAAGCATTGTAATTCCGTTGAGCTATGTTAGCCGTACAGGACGTATCGAAACGCTGACCATCAAGGCCAGTTTAAATTACACTGTGGCAAATGCAACTACAAGAGAATCATTGGAAGACATTCGTACTAAAGCACCACAACAGTACTATACACAAAATAGAATGATTACTGGCGAAGATTATAATACTTTGCCTTACACAAATTATTCAAATGTTTTAAAAGTTAAAGCAGTTAACAGAACCAGCTCTGGCGTTAGTAGGTTTCTTGATGTATTAGACGCCACAGGAAAATATTCCAGTACCAATGTATTCTGTCAAGATGGCATACTGTACAAAAATAATGTAAGCGGCATCAATTATTTTAATTTTGCCACTGCTAACGATATTAGAAAAGTGGTATTTGACACAGTAATACCAATATTAAACACAAAAGAAATGACGCATTTCTTTTATGACAAGTACCCTAGATTCCAATTATTGGCCGCAGGACTTCCTTATGTTAAATGGTACAAATACCCAGTTGGCAACGTATTGTTTGACGACTCAGGACTGAGTGGAGTATTTGCCAACATTGACACAGGTGAACCTTACACAGTAGGCCCAGGAGTCAGTCCAAATTTAAGCTATTTGATCGAAGGAGCAATTGTTAAATTTGTTGCACCCAGTGGTCAATTCTTTGATACTCGCGGTCAATTGAGAACTGGAACCCCGGTGTACGACACAGAAACAACCGAGCTGTATGCATCCATAGTAATTCAAAACGGCCAAGACATTACTCTCAGTAGGATAATTCCAGCTGGCGCAATTGTTGATAATATTATTCCGGTATTTGAAAACAGTTTATCAGCTGACATTGTTGCCGAAACTGTTGATAATATCGGTCGTCTACAAAATTTTGGCATTGGATACAGTGTTACTCAAAATTCATATTACATTATCAGCAGAGAAAATTTAGATACAACTTCAGATTTTGATTTAACCTATGCAGGAAATACCAGTGGCACAGCTAAAGATGCCAGCTGGTTGATTAGTTTTATATACAGCAATCAACAGTATCAAATTAATTACCGAGGGTTAGAGTACATTTTTGAAAGCAAAAAAGAAACTAAATTTTATTTTGATCCAGCAGTCAAAGTATTCGATGCTAAAACTGGATCAACAATCGTTGATCAAATTAATGTGTTAAAAGTAAACAGTGTTCCTGACTCAGCAAACCCATTGGGAATTGACATACGTTTTAACGTCTACGATAATATTGTAGAAAGCGACGGTTATGTTAACAATAACAAAATAAAAATTACATTCACTGATTTAAATTTTGACGGAGTTCCGGACAACCCAGATATTTTTAATAAAATAGTTGCGCCCACTGTAAACCCTACTCGAAAATATGTATTTTTTAAACAGTTACTTGAGTATGGTAGTTTTATTCGACTGCAAGCAATTGATGCTAACAGCGTTGAAATTGCATTTACTACATTAGCACAAATTCAATTGAATAAAAGTTTATATCCAGTTGGACAAATTTTCTATGCATCAATCGACGACAAGTTTTATGAATTGCAAACAGTCAATAACGATCGAGTAGCAGTCGAAGCATCAGGTTATATATACAAAACTGGACGAAGCGATTTGTATTTCCAGTATAGACATAATAGCCCAAGCTCAAGACGAATAGATCCTAGTCCAAATAATATCATGGACTTGTACTTGTTGACCACACAGTATGCCACAGATTACCAAGCCTGGATTCAAGATTCTACAAATACTGTGGCTGAACCGGCCACGCCCACTAACGAAGAATTGAATCAAGAATTTAATGGACTAGAAAGTTTTAAACCATTGAGCGACACACTCATTTATAACAGTGCCAAATTCAAACCAATCATTGGCAGTAGAAGCGATCCAGTTTTACAAGCAACATTTAAAGTTATCAAGAACCCATCTGTGGTTATCAGCGACAACGATATTAAAGTTGCAGTGATATCGGCAGTTAACAATTACTTTGACATTGCCAATTGGGATTTTGGCGAAGCATTTTATTTCAGTGAACTAAGTGCATATTTGCATAAACAGCTGACCCCAAATATCAGTTCTATTATCATAGTTCCAAAAAATAGTAGTCAGAAATTTGGTTCTCTCTATCAAATCAATGCAGAGCCCAACGAAATTATTGTTAGTTCTGCTACCGTAGCCGACGTTGAGATTATCAGCGCCATTACAGCAACACAAATCAACCAAGATTTACTAGGCTTAAATACATAATAATGTTTAAAACAGGATCAAACAATGGCCGCAGTTAAGACGATTAATTTTCTACCTGAGGTTTTCCGCAGTAACGCAAATAAAAAATTTCTTACGGCTACCCTTGACCAGTTAGTTTCAGAACCTAACTTACAAAAAATCAATGGCTATGTTGGACGCCAGTTTGCGCCAACATATAAAAATACAGACAATTATATTATTGAACCTACTGCGGAACGTCAAGTCTATCAACTTGAACCCAGTCTGGTAGTTAAAGATAAATTAAACAATGTAAAATTTGTCGGCACTTACATTGATCTTTTACAAAAATTAAAATATCATGGCGCCTTAACAGATAACCAAGACCGATTGTTTTCGGCTGAAAATTACAGTTTTAATCCGTCAATTGAATTTGATAAATTTATTAATTTTTCTCAATATTATTGGTTGCCCAATGGACCGAATGCTGTCAGTGTTTCGGCCTTGCCAAAAAATACTTTAGTAACTGGTGTAGTTACAAGTACAGATTTATATTTCCGTAGACAAGAAAATCATTTTCAAGTTGAATACGAAGGGTCGACTACACAGCCCAACCCTACAATATATTTGCAAAGAGGGATAACTTATACATTATCCTTTGAACAATCGGGCGGCAGTGCGTTTTGGATACAAACCGAACCGGGCCTCAGCGGGTATAAAAAACTTGAACCTACTGTCTCTAGTAGAAATGTATTGGGTGTTGCAAATAACGGGTCAACAGTATTACCAATATCGTTTACTCCTCCACTAATTGACGCACAAGACCAATATAATACCATGGAATTGGTACAACCAGTTGCTGGCAGAAATGTTGACTATGCTACTGAATTGGCATATAATCAGATTCACAATCGTACATTGGCCGAATTGTCTGTCATTGGTGGTATTGCAGGTGCTGATACCAATCTAAATGGAAAATTTTTAATATTTTTGCCACCAACGCAGGATTTTGTTTCTGCATATTCTGACAACGGCCTGTTTGACTACGACCCCGAAGGGTTTGATGGATTTAAATTTGATGGCGGTCGCTTAGTACCACGCACTGTATTAGCAAATTATCAACCATTCAATCCATGGGAATCGGTTGGTTTGTATGATGCATATAATTATGAACAAAGCGGATATGGATTCGATGAAGGATTTCAGCCCGACCTAGCTGTTGGAAGTGGTGTTGAAGTACCTCTTGCACAAAGAGGCGGAATGTGGCGAATCAATTTAGTTACCGCAGACGATGGCCAAAGCACCATAGTAAAGTTAAGTCCAGCCGGCGATGTACCGTACAGAAATAAAGTTTACATAACTTCGGGTAGCCAGACTGGAAAAAGTTATTTTAAAAACACTGCGGGTGTATTTGAAAAAATCCCCGACATTACCGCAACATTAGATACATTATATTATCAAGATGGATCCAATTCAAGACGTGTTGGTGTAATCAAATTAATAGATCCTTTAGACATTAGTTTAAACATTGAAGAACAAATAATTGGGTTAAAAAGCTATACTAGTCCCAATGGAGTTGAGTTCACCAATGGGCTAATGCTTCAATTTGATGATACAGTGACTCCTGCAATTTATCAAGATGGGTACTGGATTGTTGAAGGTGTTGGGCAGTCTATTAAATTAGTTAGATTTGCCAACTTAACTACTCCAGAAGAAAACATTGGAAATACAAATACAGCATTTGATTCTAATCCGTACGATAGCACCGATTTTGATGTTGATTCTGGTACCCCCGGAACACCAGATTATATTACCATTAATAGATCTAGTATCGACGGCAACGCCTGGAGTCGTAGCAATCGTTGGTTCCACATTGACGTAATTAAGAAGATAGCCGAGTACACAAATTCAATACCTTTGTTTAATCAGTTGTCTAGAGCCAACCGTCCTATTATAGAGTTTAATGCCGACATTGATCTGATCAATCATGGCAAAGTTTTTAAAGCACCGATTGACACAATTAACTTTAGCGTAACAGATATTTTTAATCAAATTGAAAATAAACCAATTGGGTACGAGTTAGATGGTGTTGTGCTTGATGGTGGCATACGTATAATTTTTGCCAACAGCGCCGACGCTTTGTATAAAAATAAAATTTATACTATAACGGTAAAAGAAATAGCTGGATTAAAAAATATACACCTTGAACTGGCAGACGACTATCAAATTGAAAGTGGACATCAGATTATTGTCACCAATGGTACTTACAAAGGCAACAGTTACTACTTCGACGGCAGCACTTGGCAACGTAGCCAAGAAAAAACAAAAGTCAATCAACCACCTTTGTTTGATATGTTTGACACCAACGGAATAAGTTTTGCAGACAATGAACGGTATTACGGAACTACGTTTGCAGGAACAAAATTGTTTTCTTATTCTATTGGCACCGGTAGCAACGATGCTTACCTAGGGTTCCCTTTAAAATATCAAAATTTTAACCAAATTGGTGATATTGTATTTGAAAACAATTTTGATACTGATACCTTTACTTACTTGGAAGGCAGTGCCACCGTGCCAGTGCCAGTCAACCGAGGTTATGTTGGATTTAATGTTGGATTAACTGACAAAATTTATAAAAACAATTGGACTACTAACGAACACGAAAGTAGACAATATCAAGTCATTACATATTTTTACAATGATACTCGATATTTTGAAATTGACATTAGTCCAATGGAAGGCGCTCATAACAAAGTTTTTGTAAACAACAAGTACATAAACCAAAATAATTATACTATCTCTAAAGTTAACAATATCAAGGTACTAATATTAAACAATTCTGTTAACCTGGCGGTAGGAGACAAAATTGATATTTTAATTCACAGTGATAGTGTAAGTGATATTGGATATTTTCAAGTCCCTGACAACTTGGATCTTAATGCTGAAAATAAAGACTTTTCAACATTGACATTGGGACAGTTGCGAAACCACGTGGCAGTAAAAGCAACAAACAATACTGACATCGTAGGAACTGTTCCGGGGGTAAGTAACCTCAGAGATCTGGACGTTGCCAATACCAGCGGCAGTATCTTACAACATTCAAGCAGTCTACTATATCCGTCGTTGTTTGTAACAAATAACGAAATGAATTTTTTCCAAGGCATTGAATATGCAGAAAAAGAATACACTAAATTTAAAAATAAATTTTTAGAGTTAGCGGTTAAAAATTCATATGATGTGTCTGATGTTCCAGGAACAGTTGATAAAATTTTAACTGAGATTAACAAATATAAAACTAATGCCTTTCCTTGGTACTATAGCGACATGGTGCCATATACTGCAAACCAAAGAACTGTTTTACCAACTTATACCATACTTGACACTCAAATCAAAGAGTATGAAATTACCAGTATATTCAATGACAAAGAACTTGGCAACAAATCAGTATTGGTGTACTATACTCCCACAACACTTACTACATTTTCAACAATAACTACAGGATCAAATGTAATTTTAGTTGATATTGACACTATCAGCGCAGGGCTAGTAAACATCAGTATACCAACAGCGTACCAGCGTACCTACATTGGGCAAGGTTTGTCGGGCCCGGGTATTCAACCTGGTACTAAAATTGTAGCAGTTGATTTTACAAGTTTGACTATTACTATGGATAAGCCAGCAACATTAACTGGCAAGTTTCAATTAAGTACAGTTCCTACAACAAAACTATTAGTTAAAGATTATGACTACAGTTTTAATCCTATTAGACCTACTATTACACTAGATCCTGCATTTTATACATTTCCTAATGATCAATTGACTATAATTGAATACAATAATACTGATGGCAACTTTGTTCCAGAGACACCAACCAAACTAGGTCTATATCCCAAGTTCAGACCCAGCATTTATACAGATAATACCTATCAAACTCCTATAGCAGTGATTCAAGGGCACGACGGTAGTATTACTCCTGCGTTCGATGATTACCGAGATGATTTGTTATTAGAACTTGAAATAAGAATTTATAACAATATAAAAGTCAATTACAATCCAGAAATTTTTAACATTAAAGAAATTATTCCAGGAAAATCTAGAACAACTGATTATTCATTGAAAGAATTTAATCAAGTATTGGGCAGATCCTTTTTGCGCTGGGCCGGAGATCAACAGGTTGATTTTACCAATAACACTACGTTTGACATTGGCAATCCTTGGACCTGGAATTATAAAAAATTCAGAGATGTAATTGATGGCGAGCGTGCTCCGGGGTTCTGGAGAGGAATATTCAAGTATCTTTACGACACAGACAGACCCCACACCAACCCATGGGAAATGTTTGGATTTAGTATAGAGCCAATTTGGTGGTCTACTAGATATGGATCGGCTCCGTACACAGGAAAAAATGCACAGCTATGGGAAGATGTAAGAACTGGTTATATAGCCGAACCAGGAAATGAAAGAAACGATGTTTTATATGCAAGACCAAACATTAAGAAAATTATTCCAATTGACGAATATGGTTTACTAAGAAGCCCTGATCAATTTTTGTCAGCTGACATCGACTCCACCAAAGTCGGCGGCTCCTTTGCAATTGGAGACCTTGGGCCAGTAGAAGCCGCTTGGCACAGAAGCAGTAATTATCCGTTTGCTGTGCAACAGGCAATGGCTTTGTTGAAACCTGGAGTTTACTTTAGCAAACTAATTAATACCAACAATTATAATAACAATAATGTTGTCCAACAGTTTGCAATGTCAGATACACAAAGAAGATTGACTCCAAAGACAGTTGTTTTAAATGGCGAAGAAGTCAACGGAGCTATTTCAAGAGCGTCTGGATATGCCGGATACATAACAAATTATTTAAAATACAAAGGTATAGATCCGTTCCTGGCCGACGGAACAGGTTTTAGTGTTAGAAACTATTTGAATAACATTGGTATACAGCTTGGTTATAAGGTCGGCGGCTACACAGATAAAAAGTTGTTGAAAGTTCTAGCTGAACACAGTAGCCCGGGTAGCACCAACGAAAGTGTCATTATACCAGATGAAAACTATCAGGTTATATTGAATAAATCGTCGCCAACTAAACGTCTTGTTTATAGTGCAGTGTTAGTTCAAAGAACAACCAGTGGATATTCTGTATCTGGGTACAATTTAAATTATCCTTTTTTTACAATTATTCCTAGTTTACAAAATGGCAACAAGTATACAGTTTCGCAACTACAAGAAACTGCAACTATCTATAGAGATTATCAAAATGTAAAGCTGACAGTTCCATACGGGTACGAATTTAATACCAGACAAGAGCTTGTGGATTTCTTAGTAAGCTACGGAAGATTTTTAACAAGCCAGGGTTTATTGTTCGACGAATTTGATACAGAACTAAAAGAGCGTCCAGATTTTGTATTGAGTGCAAAAGAATTTTTAGCATGGAGTCAACAAGGTTGGAAAGCAAATAATATTATTGTGCTGAACCCAATTGTAAACAGTTTAACTGTGTTGACCAGAGACAGTGTGGTTGACCAAATTGAAAATGCTATGTCGGGCACTAAACTGCTTGATCAAGAATTTAATATTATCAAAACAAGTCAATTGACGGTACTCAGAGAAGAAGACAGGTTCTCGGTTAAAACTATAAACAATGTACCGATTGCACTGGCTGAACTGAACTTGGTTCAATACGAACACGTATTATTGTTTGACAATAGCACTGTTTTTAACGATGTTATATATGCTCCTGAATTGGGAAATAGACAGTCACGATTAAAACTAATTGGATCTAAGACATCAAATTGGACAGGAAAATTAAATCCACCGGGATTCATTTATAACTCTGCAGACATTGCCAGCTGGCAACCTGGCGCAGATTATAGAAAAGGTTCGCTAATTGAATTTAAGAACAACTATTATGTAGCACTAGATAATCTAGATGCTGTTGATAAATTTGATTCGTCAAAATGGCAATTCATTGATAAAGAACAAATTAAAACAGGGTTGTTGCCAAACTTTGCCACAAATGCCAAACAGTTTGAGAACTTTTACGACTCCGACGACCGTCCATCAAATGAAGATATTGATAAGTTTGGAGCCGGGTTAATTGGATTCAGAGAAAGAAGTTACCTCAGCGATTTAAATGTCGACTCTGGAACTCAATTGAAGTTTTATCAAGGGTTGTTAAAACAAAAAGGCACGTTAAATTCTATACAGGCGTTGACTACAGCAACATTTAGCAACCTTGGCGGAAATCTTGATTTATACGAAGAGTGGGCAATCAGAGTTGGTGAATATGGAGCATTGGACATTAATCAATTCTTTGAAATTGATGTTACTCCAGATGTAGCCAAACTGACCACATTGTTGTCCAACGACAATACCACTATCAAAGACACTGTGGTAGTTGGTGAAACTGAATTATACAAAAAATCAAATCAATTCCAAACTGATTTTGCAAGAATACGAGATAGAAAATCCTTTTATGATGATGACATTGCCACTGCTGGATTTGTAAATCTTGACGACATTGATACTACTATTTTTGATATGACATCGTACAATGATCTTGAAGATGTACTTTCCGAGATGGGCAGTGGATATAAAATTTGGGTGGCAAAAGACTTTGATAAAAACTGGAACGTGTATAGAGTATCCGAGACTGGTAACTTTGTATCAACGATAAGTTACAGTCTTGACAATCTTATCAAGATTGAAACAGTAGCACCGCATAATTTTGTCGGCGGGGAAGTAGTTGCTATAAAAAATCTTGATCCAAGATTCAATGGTGTGTATCGAGTGTTGAGTGTAATAGACTTAAACAATTTTATTACAGTGGCTTATAAAAATGTTGAAGCAATCATTGACGCTCCGGTAACAGGTAATGGTACTCTGTTAAAGTTAGAATCAATGCGCTTTACATCAATAACAGATGCAAAAGAATTTGCTCCGTTAAATGGCTGGAAAGACAAAGATAAATTATTTGTTGAAGTAGCCAGCGAGGATGGCAAATGGGGCGTGTACGATAAAACAGAACCATTTACATTTAAAGAAACAATAACTAAACTTCGTCCTGACTATCTAGCCGGTGGTGGCGAAGAGTTTGGTCACTCTATTGCATTAAACAACATTAATAGTTTGATGTTTGTTGGCGAGCCAGGCAACCTATTAGGGGCAGTACGTGTCTACACTAAAGATCCGCTGGGCAATTTTAATTTCACAACGTCATTGTTCCCGTCAATAGTTGGTGCAGGAAGATTTGGACATAGTGTAGCATTGGGTAATAGAATTGGTGTGGTTGGCGCACCCGGTACTAGCAGTAACACCGGTGCTGTTGTAATATATGAACAAATTGCAGGAAACGTGCTTTCGTTGAAGCAAACATTAACACCGCCAAATCAACGACCTTCAACCACAGAAGCAGAATTTGGATATAGCGTAGCCATCAGTGACGATGATCGATGGGTCTATATTGGCGCCCCGGGCGATAACTCTGTACATGCATACGGCTTGAGATATGCTGAAGAAATCATTGACAATTTTACAACCACAGCCGGAGTAACACAATATTTCTTACCATTCACTCCGGTCGACCCTGATAGTGTAACTCTTATTAGTAGCCAACGGGCACTGATATTAAACATAGACTACACTATCTCTGCTGGAAATCAAGTTGACTTTTTAACTACTGTCTTTAATGACACAATAGTTGCAATACAAACTTCTTATTTTACCTATAGTTATACATTAAAAATTGACAACTTCATGTACGAAACTCAAGATGTTGATAGATTTGGACATAGTGTAAAATGCAATTCTGTTGGTAATGAAATATTAGTCACTGCTCCTAAACGTGCAATATATGCAGCCACCAAAGACTCGTTACGCACTGGCCAATCATTGACCGGTGATAGTGTCATTGATGCAGGACAAGCATATATTTTTAGTCGCTCAACCGAAGTATTTAATACAGTAACAGAAACCAGAGTAGTTACACCACGCAGAAATATTCCTGCCACACACTCAGTTAGAGTTAACGGAGTGTTGTTGGTCGAAGGCCTGCAAAATGACTATAACATTGGTAGCAATTCAATATTCTTTTCATCACCAATTCCTAGCGGATATAGAGTAGAAGTAGACACAAACGTTTTTAACTTGGAATCTGCTATAACAGCAGATACTCCGACTATATATGCACAGTTTGGTTATAGCGGACAAATTACAAAGAATAGCACACGTATAGCAATCGGAGAACCGTACTATGCTCAAGGATCATATAGAAGCGGGCGTGTACACGATTTCTTGGCGACCAAGGTTAAAAAATATGTAATGGGACGAGTGCCCGATCCAGTTGTGCATGATGCCAGTGGTGCGTTAATTATCAATGATGTTTATGTACCAATTGGCAGTTACTTGACCACACCGCAGGGCATTGTAAATCAAATTAATTCTGCCAGAATTCCAGGCGTTACAGCCGAATTGGTTACAAGAGCTAAAGAATCTTCTGATTATACACTGACAGATCTTGGTTATGCAACAATGTCAGGTGACAATGTATGGGCAAAAACAGCAATTGCAGAAACCGAAATTGGCAATTCTGCACAATTCGTCAAAATTAATTCCATAGGAGAACTAACAATCAATGTTGATTCTGGTTATCCAATACTATGGCTTGGCTTGAATCAATTTGACAACGAGGATACATTGCTAAAACCATATGAAAGCACTGATCAAGAGTATTTTGGAACATCAGTGGCCATTGTTGAAGAGACTAATCAGATTTTAGTAGGAAGCCAAAGCGGCACCACAGTCAATGAATTAATGTTTGAAACTAATTTCACTGTTGATAAAGGAATTACAACATTCTACGATTCAATAATCGACAGTGGCTCGGTGTATGCATACGACTATCTTGTAGACTATCTGACTAACAAAAACGTTTATGTATTCGGGCAACAATTGTCTCCAGCAAACATTAATAGCAATGAAGATTTTGGCAGATCGATTGCAGTAAACTTAGGAGAAATTTTAATTGGTTCTCCTGTTGATAGCACTATAGTAGCAGCCGGCGGAGTTATCAGTAAGTTTGAGAACTTGGAAGGAAAGTCTGGTTGGGATCTGATTAGGTCCGAAGAAGACAAAGTTGATGTAAGTAATATTCTAAAACTATTCTTATACAATAAAGAAACTAAAAAAATTAGTTCTTACCTAGATTTTATCAATCCAATTGCTGGAAGAATTTTAGGAATAGCAGACCAAGACTTGGATTATAAAACAGTATACGATCCAGCATCTTATAACAAAGTATCAAGGACAACTGTTTCAAATAACAGTGATTATTATTGGACCGAAAACTATGTTGGAAAACTTTGGTGGAATTTAGACCTGGTCAAATACATAGACTATGAGCAAGGCGAACTATTATATAGAGCAAAAAATTGGTCTAGAGTATTCCCTGGCTCAACAATACAAGTCAATGAATGGATAGAAAGTTCAGTGTTACCAAGTCAATATGTTGCCAATGGTGGCGATGGTACTCCTGTGTACCCGGACAATTCTGCCTACGTTGAAGATACCTACGTTGATTCCAGAACTGGAATAATTAAAACAAAATATTTTTACTGGGTAAGTGGCCGTAAAGGAATTAACACTAACAGTTCTAAAACAAGTAGCGCCGCTACTATACAAAACTTGATTGAGTTCCCAGAAGAGCAGGGAATAACTTATGCGGCAGTTATTAAAAATAATGCATTTAAATTATTTGGACTAGGAAACATTGGTACAGATCTGGTATTGCATGTAGACTATGAGATTGAAGCCAACAGCAATAATACCATACATGCAGAATATCAGCTGGTTAAACAAGGAAGTCCTGACAGCGAAATTCCGGCTAGCTTGTATGATAAAATGATCGACAGTCTAACAGGATTTGATAAGCTAGGACAAACTGTTCCAGATCCAAAACTACTAGACGCTGACAAAATTGGCCCAAGTATCAGACCAAGACAAACATTGGTACTAGACAAAATCAGCGCCATACGAAACTTAGTTGGGTATGTTAATAACATATTAATTAAGAATCCGATAGTTGAAAGATTTGATATATCAAAACTTTTAAGTGCTGAACCTAAGCCTAATGCACCTCGGCGCACATATGATGCTGTATTACAAAAAATGGTAGTATCTGGCGAGTGGCATAAAACTGTAAATGCAATTGAAGAACTTGAATATCTTGACATAGATGAATTAACATCTTCAATTCCTGCATCAGAGACACCTCGCGTTTTAATTAACAGTGTTCCGACTTTAGATGGCTTATGGGCTATATATCAATACGATGCTGTAACACAAGGGTGGAATCTATATAGAATACAATCTTATAACACTCCAGAAACATGGGAATACACCGACTGGTATGCTAGCGATTATGACCCAACACAAGCTACAACCTATGTTGTGGAGCAGTACAAAGATGTTAAGGCTATAAAATTTGCTATAGGCGAGACAGTTAAAGTCAACGATGGCGGCCAAGGAAAATTTGTAATTTATCGGGTCAATGGCAAACTTAGATTAGACCCAGTCGGTTACGAAAACGGCACACTACAGTTAAATTCTTCTTTTTATGATGTTGCCAGCAGTGGCACAGCATTTGATGGTGGAAACTTTGATACATTCCGATTTGATCAGAATAACAGCACTGAATTGCGTTATGTAATGGAAAGTATCAGAGATCAGTTGTTCACTGGTTATCTGTCAGATGAATTTAGTAATTTGTTCTTTGTGTTAATTAATTACATACTAAGCGAACAAGTTAGTGTTGACTGGATTTTCAAATCTAGTTTTATTAGTGTGGTACACAAATTAAGAAAACTTGCACAGTATCCTAGTTATATCAGTGATAATCAAAATTACTATGAAGATTACATCAATGAAGTCAAACCATACAGAACTAAAATTAGAGATTATCTAATTTCATATGATGGTTTAGATGTGGTGCCAAATGACGTAACGGATTTTGACGCGGCACCAGTGTATAATTTTACCACTGGCAAATATTACAAACCGGCATTGTCGGCCGCACTACAATCATTATCTAAGTTTAGTGTAGAATCTTTGATAGTTGGCGCAGGCGGCAGCGGATTTAGTTCAGAACCAATTATAACTATTAGTGCGCCCGATGACGCAACTGGTACTCGTGCCAGAGCTCGAGCTTTGATTGACCAGGTTACAGGTAGCATCATTGATGTTATTTTGTTGGACGGAGGATCTGGGTATTCGTCTACTCCGACCGTTACAATAAATGGAGATGGCACCGGAGCAATTGTTTATGCACAATTGGGTAACAGTCCAATTCGTAGTATGAAAACTGAAATAAAGTTTGACAGGGTTTCGTATACCAGTGATGTTAAAAGATGGCCTGCTCCTTTCCGCCCAGGTAACACAGACTACAGCGGACCAAATCCTCAATTTGCAAATATAACTTATTCACCGGGTGATATTGTTGGCGCTGATGGTGTAGCATATCAACGGAGCGTGACCAATGGCAACATTACGTTATTTCCAATAGTAGACAAATTTACTCCTGGCGAATTTAACGTATATAGTGCCGAGAACTTTACAACAGCTGGGGACAGAATATCTGCATACTATGTCACTGGACACGAGAACAGTGAATACGATCCTGCAAACCCAACTTCATATATACAAAAAGTTGACTTGGCCGCAGTTGTCCCAGGAGTTGAATATCCAGGAAATAAAATACAAGGTCTACGTTTCCAGACAGACAGAGCTGAAGTTGTAATACCAATTTCGACACAGACAACATACTATGGGAATGGAGTAGTGTCTGGCACTACCACTATACCATTTACTTGGTGGAGTTCTAATTCTACAATCACATCAACGGTACCGGTCAGCGGCACTGGTTCTATTTTCTATCATGCACCCGGATTGCCAGAAGAATTATATCCAAGTGTCGATAACCCTAAAGCTAAAAAAGTAGCTTCCGGGGACTTTACACTAACTGCAATACCAAATTCGGGTTATCGAGGTTTAACAGTTTGGCAGTCAGGCCGATCTTACGCCAATGCTGCCGTGGTGTCAGTGGGCGGAAACTTTTACGAAGCATTGGCGTCAAACAGTGTAGCCACTGTTCCTACTACAGTATTTTCATTGGCAGAATTCCAGGAAATTGATTTATATCCTGATGCTGGAGAATATGTTGTTGAAGCAATTGATGATGATGGTATTCATTTAAACGTAGCAGTCAATGGAGCATTTTCGTCAAATGCTTATGTAATGTCGTTGTCATATAACGTTGACCCGCCATACTTAAAGGCACTGGATACTTTAATTTCCAGCTCATTTACAGAAGATCCTGCAGAAAGTCAAGCGTCATTGATAATAGAAGGCGGTGCATTTGTTGACACTTACAGTAGTCATGCTCCTGAAGAGTTAATACCGGGCAGAATCTTTGACAGTGTCATAATCAGAGTATTCACTGCTATGACTACTACACCATTCCGCGTTGTAACTTCAGACGACGAATTGGCCATTGGATCTGTATTAGCATACGCACAGTTGATAAAATTTGATGGTACTCGAGAATTCCGTAGATTGTCAAAGGATAACACAACTACATTGTCACAGCCATTAAACTACACAGATGCAAATGTGCATTTGACTAGCACATCATTCTTGCCAATTCCAAGTCCAGCATTTAATGTGCCGGGTTCAATTTATATCAACGGCGAAAAAATTAATTTTTACACCATCGATTATACCAACAATGTAATTGGACAAATTACTCGCGGCGCAGATGGAACATTAAAACAAAATTATGTTGCATCAGGCGCCATTGTTAACAACGGTAGTAAAACTGAAGAAATTGATAATGCCGAATTTATTGTTTGGCAAAATCGTGTAGTCGGCGGAACAAGCAGTGGTCTAGTGCAAATTGCCACACCACAGCTGACAGCCAATGGTACTCCGGGCAAATTCAATGAACCAGTAATTTACTATGCGGCATCTTCTAATGTGTCTGTAACAGCAGGCGACGTGGTAGATGGCACAGGATTTGCCGGAGCAGAAACATCACATGTGTTGTTCTTAAAAGAAAAAATATATGGTAATTTAACATTGCCATATCCGTGGCAAACTTAACTAAAATTTTAAGGAAAAAATCGTGATAAATAACCATATAGATAAAAATCAATTGGAATTGGCAGAATCTGGGGAAAGCGGTGTGGTAGATAAGAAACCCGACGAAAAACCCAGTTTGGTAGTACAAGGATTTTTTAAAATTTATGATCCAGAATCTGGAGAAGTAATGGTGCAAGGTCGCGCATAATATGAAAACAGAAATAAACTTTAAAATTGACGGATTTCTAAAAATTTATGACCCAGAGTCTGGGCAAATGTTTGTAGATAAGAAAAACGCCATTCACTATGAAAACATGAGTGAAGCAATCGCACAAAATTTAGGAAATAAAGGCGTAGAATTTATTACGGAAATGCATTTTGGAAATGGTGGCACAAACGTTGACCCTACTGGAGTTATCAACTATTTGCCAACAAATACCACAACACAAAACGCAAACTTGTATAGCCCTACATTTTATAAAAACGTTGATAATACTAGTAGTGCCAATCTTGATCCAACTAGAAATAAAATAACCATAAGCCACGTTCCTGGATTATTATACACAGACATCATTGTCAGTTGTTTACTGGACTACGGAGAACCTAACGCCAACAGCCCAGGCAACCTACTAGGGTCAAATCAAGCCGCATTTGATAACAGTACAGATCTAAACGGTGGCTTTGTGTTTGATGAACTTGGATTAAAAGGCTTTAGTGTGTCCGGCGCTGGCACAGGAAAATTGCTGACTCACGTGGTTTTTCACCCAGTACAAAAATCTTTAAATCGTTTAATTCAAATTGATTATACAGTTAGAATTCAAACCTTAACCAACCTAAGTGCTATAGGATAAAATAATGTCTGTTTCTATTAATAAAACCAACGGAGATGTGTTAGCTATAATTCCTGACAGCACAGCCAACGGACCTGGCCTGGCACAAACTAACTCCTCGCTGTTTCTAATAGGCAGAAATTATACCAATTACGGCGAATTAGTAAATGAAAATTTTGTAAGACTGTTAGAAAATTTTGCAAATGCAAACCCGCCTGGCTTATCAGCTAGTCTTTTAACAGGGCAGTTGTGGTACGATACAGATCAAAGTTTGTTAAAAGTTTGGCAAACCAATGGCTGGAAATCGTTGGCCACAATGGAAATATCAAATTCAACTCCAGTGACCCCGGCACCACAAGACGGACATCTTTGGTATGACACTGTCACTGAACAGCTAAAAATTTATGGCCGCTTGGCAGAAACCAGCGGAGGTCTCAAAGGTTGGAAAATTGTAGGCCCAGCATATTCTTATACACAAAGCCAAACTGGATCTTTTCCAGAGTCAATTATAGACTCAAACGGCAACGAAAGAACTTGTATTGTTTTCAGAGTTGGCAATACTCCTATAGCAATTTTTACCAAATTGGCTTTTACAATTAATACCACATTGGTATCTACATATAGCGGTCTTGGTCCAGCATTAAGTCCTGGACTTAATTTTGTAACAGATGCAACCATTCCTGGTTTTACTCTAAAGACTGATAACTTAACATCAACAACCCTTGACGCACAGTTAGATGGAAATTTTGTCAAGTCTGATGAAAATGGTACCATTGATGGCACCTTGACATTAAATTCTAATTCGGGTCTTTATGTTGGTACAAATGGAAATGTCAGATTGCTGAGGTCTGGCACAACTTTACAATTAAACAATTTGACTGCTAATGGTTCAACACAATTGAGTGTCACTAGCGGCACAGGAACATTAATGCCGTTTGTGGTTCTCGACCCAGCGACTGTTAAAGTTCGAATAAATGCAATTACAGAAGGACAAGTGTTCACCGGTACCACGTTTACTGGCACTAATTTTAACGGAAATTTCATTGGAAATTTAACCGCAACAAATATTAGCACATCTAGTATTACAAAATCTGGCACAAACGGCACCGGTGACATTGGACAAATTAATAACAGATACAACACTGTGTATGCAGGGACGTTTTCAGGACAATCGGTACAGGCTCAGTACGCCGACTTGGCTGAAAGGTTCGAAGCAGACAATGAATATTTGGCCGGCACAGTAGTCGAGCTTGGTGGCGAAAAAGAAATTACCAAAGTTAAAGACGCTTTAAGTAACAAAGTGTTTGGTGTTGTTAGTAGCAAGGCCGCATACTTAATGAATGCAACAGCAGGATCAAATAAAACTCATCCTCCTGTGGCAGTTAGCGGACGAGTTCCAGTGAATGTTATTGGAAAAGTTAAAAAAGGGGATCGACTAGTGAGCGCAGGTAACGGGCTAGCCAGAGCCGGAAATGACAGCGAATTGACCCCTTGGAATGTAATTGGGCGAGCATTGATAGATAAAAATACAGAAAATGAAGGTGTTATTGAAGCAATAGTGAAACTAAACTCTTAAGATTATAAGTAGTTTTAAATTGTGATAAATAAAAACATACGGAGTTAAAAGAATGGCATATAATTTAGTTACTTCTAGCGGTACAGCACTAGTTACTCTAGCAGACGGTACCACTAATACTACAAGAACAAGTCTTACCTTAATTGGTAAAAACTTTGCTGGTTACGGGGCTTTCCTGAACGAGAACTTTGTCAAGTTACTTGAAAATTTCTCAAACAGCACCGCACCATCAAACCCAATTGAGGGACAGCTTTGGTGGAACAACACCACTAAAGTGTTACAAGTTCGGTCTGGAACTATTTGGAAAACTGTTTCAAGCAGTAGCGTTGGTCCTACCAGTGCTCCTCCAAGCAATCCAGTTATCGGAGACCTATGGTGGGATACCACATTAGGACAACTAAAAGTGTACCCAGGCGGCGTAGGCGCAAGTTGGACTACCGTAGGTCCAGCATTTAGCGTAGCAACTGGACAATCGGGTGCTTTAGCAGAAACAGTAACAGACTCGTCTGCAATTGATCATACAGTAATTAAATTTTACATTGCCAACACTCTAGTAGGCATTTTTAGTAAAGATGCAACGTTTACACCAAATCCTGCAATTTCAGGATTTAGCACAGTTAAGCCTGGTATAAACTTATCGTCTGCCCTAAGCCCAACATTGGCATACTACGGCGATGCCAATAACGCACTCAACTTGGGTGGCATTGCAGCCGCTAACTTCTTGAGAAGCGACACCAACGATACAATGGATGGAACACTAACCATCACTCAAGATACATCGTTACTATTAGGTAGCTCCGGACAAATTAAAGTTGGTGTAGTCAGTGGCGCAGTGCAGATGGAAAACGCAGCCACCGGTACTAACACAGAATTTTATACAACTGTTGCTGGTGTTAAAACTAAAGTAATGACGCTGTCTGGCGTTGACGGATTGATTACCATTAAAGGTACTCCGACAGCAAACTTACATATTGCAACAAAACAATACGTTGACGATCAGTTAAGTGGCTCTGTTACCTCAGTGGCATTACGCCGAGACGGAACAAACACCGTTACAGGTAACCTACTACCCGACGGTAACAACACACGAGCACTTGGCTCTGTTAGTGCCAAGTTTAATGCAATACATGCAACCACATTCTTTGGAACTGCTGTAACTGCACAATACGCTGACTTGGCAGAACGATTCGAAGCAGATCAGCCGTATACTCCAGGTACAGTTGTTGAACTCGGTGGCGTAAAAGAAATTACTGCCGCCGCAGAAGACCTGTCAGAAAATGTATTTGGAGTCATAAGTACTAATGCTGCCTTCTTAATGAACGGTGGCGCCGGTGATAACGTAACACACCCACCAGTAGCCGTACAAGGAAGAGTTCCTGTTCGTACAATTGGTAAAGTGAAAAAAGGCGATCGTTTAGTAAGTGCTGGTAATGGCCTGGCTAGGTCAGCTTCACGCAGTGAGATTACTCCTTGGAATGTGATTGGCAGAGCACTAGAAAGCAAAACTGACACTGGCATTGGCGAAGTCGAAGCAATCGTCAAATTAAATTCTTAAAATTGGAATAATAAACTATGTCATATGCACAACTAGGACTAATTGAAGCAGTAGATTACAATACGTTTGCCCAAGGTGGTGCAGCCGTTAACCACAATGTGGCAAACATCAACACTGTATGGGGTGTTGGCACAGGACAAAAGGGCTACGGTCAATCAACTACACTGGCCGCAGTAACCGCAGGTTCTGGCACAGTTACAGCCACACAATGGTCAAATTTAATTGCAAGATTAAACAGTATCTTGACACACCAGGCAGGCAGTGGGTCTGGCATCAGTGCGCCAACTGCTGGATCAACTATTTCCTTCTTAAGCACATTGTCATCAAGTATTACTACTGCGTTTAATAATAGATTAAATGCCTCAACCAACGGCACTGATATTACCAACACTGGACAAACCACAGCATGGAATACCGGAACACCAACTACTCAAACTATCGTTAGAACTGCTACATTTGCGGGCGGTGCTGATGCAGTTAGATATTTCTTCAACGCCGGCGGTAAAATAATTTTAAATTTAAGCGCAACTGATGCACTGGGAAATAGTAAAGGTTCGGACTGGGTAAGTCTAACCAATACAAAATTTGCTACATTGGTATTTGGTGCAACCACAAACGGGCGCACCGGAACAGGCGGAACAATCAGTGCTAGTAATACCAGCCTTGGCTACTGGAATTTAACCACATCCGACCAAAGTATTCTTACATTGACTTCCACATCTGGTACAGCGGATTATGGCTCTAACAGCATTCTGATACAGGTAAAATCCAACGGAGTACAAGGCGCAAACGGTGATGTGGGCACAGTACTTACATTTACAATTACTTTAACTGATGCGGCCGCTGATACAAATACAGCACCCTCTGGTATTCCAGCCTACACACCAGCTGGTACTGCGCCAACACAGGGTAATTTTAACGATTCGTTAAATTTAACATTTACATCGTCGATTACTGTAAGACCTCCAGAAACAAATAACTTATCTAATACGTGGAGTACTGTAACACAAGGTTAATACTTTGGTTACTTTTATCTGACATCGCTTGCTAGACATATATATACTGCTATGTCTACAGCAAGCGATATTGTCAATCAAATTAAGTTATCAACTGACTTCCAAACAAACAAAAAACAGTTAAGAGAAAAAATCTTAACTGATATGCATTTGCCCTATAATAATGGGCTTTTTAAAATAACACCCGAACTTCTGGCTTTTGTGTCTACTTGGCCAATGGATACACTGTATCTTGAAGATGTTTATCAAAATCCCATAGAAGTTGATAAACAAACGTTTTTGACAAAAGCACAAGAACATTACCATTCAATTATGAACTCCTGGCATCAACAGTATGAAGAATTACGAAAAATTAGAAAAGTCTAAAGGTGTATTGTATTTTGTTTTTGACACAGATCAATTTTTATATAGTAAGATTGCAGAGCAAAGCGCAAAGCTAGTAAAAAAGTTCTTGGGTTTGCCAATAACAATTATAACAGATCAGCAAACCAACATTGACTTTGACGTCGATAACATTATTAGAGTTAACACAGACAACGAAATAACCAACACCAGGTATTCATCCAGTGTTGGGCATAACACCAGCTGGAGAAATGGCTACAGATATCTGGCATACGCCCTATCTCCATACGATGAAACTTTTGTGTTAGATATTGATTATTTGGTACTAAATAACAATTTATTAAAGTTGTCAGAAACATCACTGGATTATTGTCTGTATAAAAATAATCAATACATTGACCTAGAAACCAATCATGTGGAAACCATGGGGATTTTTAGTTTACCGTATCTCTGGGCCACTGCTATATTTTTTAGAAAAACAAAAGCCAGTGAACTGTTATTTGATTTAGTTAAAAGAGTACAGTTCAATTATTCTTATTACCGAGCATTGTATAATATATCTGCCGGCAACTATAGAAACGATTATGCATTTACCATTGCCGACAATGTGTTAAAAGGATATCAGCTGACAGCACATATTCCTTGGAATTTAAAAACAGTAACTAAAAATATAAAAAATTTAACCTATCGAGATAATAAAGTATTTGTTAGTTACCAGGACACTGCATTGGTTCTACCAATGGATGATTTACATATACTAGATAAAATATTTTTGCAGTCAGAAAATTTTAAATTGTTTACTACAGAGGTAATTAGTGCGTAAAGTACCACATCAAGACCAATTTGGGTTTTTTACATTTGTGCAAAATAACTCAACTGTTGATTATCTTAACTTGGCTTATGTGCAGGCACTGAGTATCAAGATATCTATGCCTAATGCAAAATATGCGGTTGCAGTTGATAACAATACATTTGAGTTGTTAGAAGACAACCATAAAAAAGTGTTTGATTACATTGTAAAGATTGAAAATGATTATTCAGCTGACGATGAATGGAAATTAAAAAATGAATGGCAGGCATTTTGGTTAACGCCTTTTAAAGAAACAATTAAACTTGAAGCAGATCTATTATTCACAAACGATATAACTCATTGGCTACCTGCTCTGCGATTAAAAGATGTAGTGTTAAGCACCAATTGTAAAAATTATCTTCAAGAAAACATTGTTGATGCCAAGTATCATAGAAAAATATTTTTAGACAATGATTTACCAAATGTATACAATGGATTAATGTATTTTAGATTTAGTCGAGTCGCTAACGAGTTTTTTAAGATTGCCATGTCTGTTTATCAAAATTGGGATCAGGTGGTGGACAATTTAAAAAATATAGAAAATACATACCCATCTACAGATTTAGTATATGCTATTGCCGCAAAAATTATAGGAACTGAATTAGTAACAGTGCCAACATTGGATTTTATTAATTTCACGCATATGAAACCATTGCTCCAAGGATGGGGGCAACATGAAAATTGGCCAGACGCTGTAAACGTTGAGTTTGACTTACCGATGATTCGAGTTAATAACCAAAATCAATACCATCCAATTCACTATCACCAAAAAAATTTTATTACAGAGGAGATAATAAATGAGTACGAATACCACGCCCGCAGACTATCCATCATTGATTGAAGCATTTAACAATTTTAGTTCTGCACCAACAACACAAATTGAATATCGTTTGTATTACGAAACAGGATCTGGTAAACCAATTGCAATGAGTTCTAGCGGAAACATTGATGCGCCTTATGTTGTTATTACCAAAGATGTTTATGATCGGGCCGCATATAATAATCTTAAAGTAGTCGATGGAAAGTTAGTAACCATTGACAACCAGTACACTTCTATGCTACAATTGAAAAAATCGAGTACTGGCGAGTATGCAACGGCAAAAAACAATGCCAGTGTACTAATAATCGAAACTGAAGAAATAGATCAAACGGATCATTATGAGCGAAAGTATAATTGATATTGCAGACCTGGACTGCATTTTTTTAACCTATGATGAACCAAAGAAAGAAGAATTTTGGATCAAAATTAGGAATATGGTTCCGTGGGCTAAACGTGTAGACGGAGTCAAAGGAAGCGATGCGGCACACAAGGCCGCGGCACAGGCCAGCGACACAGATAGATTTATATTAATCGACGGAGATAATATTCCGGACCAAGATTTTTTCAATCAACAATTAATAATCAATGAGTCTAATAAAAATTGTGTTTTTCGATGGCGAGCAAGAAATGCTATCAATGGCTTGATGTATGGCAATGGCGGACTTAGTTGTTGGACTCGTGACTTTGTTTTAAACATGCAGACACATGAGTCAAGCAACGGTCAGGATGAAAATAATGTTGAGTTTTGCTTTCATCCTGACTATTGGGCAATGAATGACTGTTATAGTACCACGTATCCTAATGCCACGCCATTTCAAGCCTGGCGAGCAGGATTCAGGGAAGGTGTCAAGATGTGCCTGGATCGAGGTTCGAGACCAAGTCTTGGAGAATTTGAATCTCGTATACACAATAGAAATTATGACAATCTATGCATTTGGCAAAGTGTTGGTGCCGATGTTGACAATGGATTTTGGTCTATATATGGCTCAAGATTGGGCACATATAAAACTATGTTAACTGACTGGGATTATAATAATGTTCAATGGTTTGATAGTCTTGCAGAAATTTGGGAAAACGAAGTAATCAAAACCGCCGGCGGCGAAATTGATCAAACAAAAGAGCTCGGTGATGCGTTGCGTATAAAACTAGGATTGAACATAGTAGACCTAGACCCAGACCAAAGTAAATTTTTTAAGCATCACTACATGAGCCAATTTAAAAATAAAGGAATAATGGTTCGTGAATAAAAGTAATTTTATGTCGTCGGCTGAGGAAATGAAGGATCAATTGGGTCCAGCATTGTGTTTGGCTAAATGGCAGCAGGTTAGTTTGCATCTTCCCACCGGACTAACTAATAGTTGTTACCATCCGCCCTTGCACCGAATAGATGTAGAACCACTTGAAAGTAACCCAGGTGCATTACACAATACAGCATATAAAAAAGAACAGCGTAAAATTATGCTACGCAATGAAAAACCTGCAGAGTGTAGTTATTGCTGGAATATTGAAAAACACGATCAATTAAGCGATCGTCATTATCGATCAGGTGAACCCTGGGCCGCCGCGAATTTTGAAAAAATTAAAAACATGACAGGCGACGAAGATATTGTTCCTAGTTATGTTGAAGTAAATTTTAATCATGCCTGCAATTTAAAATGCAGTTATTGCAGTCCACAATTTTCAAGTTCCTGGATGGCAGAAATAGATAAGTTTGGAGCCTACCCGACTAGTGTTCCGCACAACGATCCTAGTCATTTTGCAGGACGCCGACGTCCAATTCCGCACAGTCAAGAGAATCCGTATGTTGAAGCTTTTTGGAAGTGGTGGACAACTTTATATCCCAAACTAAAACACTTTCGCATGACCGGTGGCGAGCCGTTGATGGATAAGAACACGTATCGGGTTTTTGATTATGTGTTGGCATTACCCAATCCTGAATTGCATTTGAATGTTACTAGTAATTTTAGTGTTGAAGAAAAATTGTTTGATGAGTACCTAAGTTACGTTAAACGATTGTGTAACACACAAATTGAACATTTCATGCAGTATGTTAGTTTAGATACTGGCAATTGGGAACATGCAGAATATATTCGTGGCGGCCTAGATAAAAATCGTGTACACAAGTATGTGCATAGATACTTGGATGAAATACCATATAAAAATAGCTTAACATTTATTATCACTATGAATAATCTGAGTGTACTTGGCATACAGCAATTGTTACAATGGATTCTAGATCTAAGAGAACAGTATAGTTCAACTTATCAACGTGTTTGGTTTGATACACCTTTGCTCAGAAGTCCTAGCTGGCAAAGTCTACAAATACTACCACCCATGTACGCAGATCGATTAGAACAAGTGGCCAATTGGATGGAACATTATAAAGAAACTCCCGAAGCACCATTCAAAGGGTTTAAAGATTACGAAATCCAACGTATGCGTAGAGATATTGATTGGATGCGAGAAGGTAGCAATTTGGATGCAGACTATGTTAAAATGCAACGTGCAGATTTTTATAGATTTTTTAACGAGTACGACAAAAGACGCCAATCAAATTTTTTAGAGACCTTTCCTCAAATGAAAGAATTTTGGAACGAATGTAGATACCATGCCCAGACTAACTAACGAATCCGATGTAGAATACAAACGCAGAGTCATTGACATCAAGTCAGACAGTTTCTGCGGAGCCAAGTGGTACAACGCCACTATATGGTTAGGGTCAGGACAAACTACTAGTTGCCATCATCCATTACCGCATGCTATAGATGTCAGTGAGTTAAAGACAAATCCCAAAGCCTTACATAACACTACCAAGAAGAAAATGGAACGTGAGCAAATGCAAAAAGGCGAACGTCCTGCAGGTTGCGAATACTGTTGGAAAATTGAAGACATTGGGCGAGATAATATTAGCGATCGTGTTTATAAAACTGTAATTTATTCAGATGAGGATTTAGCCTATGCGTACCGTACTCCTGCAAGAGAAGACATTGATCTTCAAACATTGGAAATCGCCTTTGACCGTACTTGCCAGTTTGCTTGTAGTTACTGCAATCCTGCTTTTAGTAGCACATGGGTTAAAGATATTCGTACCAACGGCGCTTATACTGGATTGGTCAGTGACGGCCGCAACCATTTCACTCATGCTCATGATAGCAGTCAACTGTATAAATTCGGTGAAGTTAATCCTTACGTGGAAGCATTCCACAAGTGGTGGGAAAAAGACCTACACAGAACACTCAAGGAACTTAGAATAACCGGCGGTGAGCCATTGATGAGTGCAGAGACTTGGAAACTGATTGAATGGTTTAAAACTAACAAAGGCAAAAGCACCACACGACTTGCCATCAACAGCAATCTAGGCACAGATGTAGACATTGATCGGTTACTTGCGGCCATTGACGGTGTTGAAGTGGATCTTTATACCAGCAACGAATCAATGAGTCTACAGGCAGAGTACATTCGCGATGGATTGGTATTTGACGATTGGGCCAATAATGTAGAACGTTTACTAGATAGTGGTAAATTCCGCGGCCTACATGTAATGTGTACAATCAATGCATTGTGCTTGGATAGCTTAGATAGTTTCTTGGAAATGGTTTATAATTGGAAGATCGAGTACGGAAAAGACAGCATCAATTTTTCGCTAAATATTTTAAGATTTCCCAGTTTCCAAAGTCCGTTAATTTTACCGGACAACATTCGAAAACAATACCAACAAAAATTAATGGACTTTATGACCAATCATAAAGGTGACAGTATGTTCCACGAATTTGAATGGAATCAATTACAACGCCTAGTGGATTATCTTGATGTAGTCAAGACACCGCACACAGGCGCCGCCGAGCAAACTACATTACAAAAAGATTTTAAAACATTTTACACGCAATACGATCAACGAAGAAATAAAAACTTTGTTAACACATTTCCTGAATTAGCAGATTGGTACAATACATTATGACAGATAAATTAGAAAACTACTATCAAGGTTACGACTACGGAGCTCGTAAACCTGTTTATATCACCGAAGAAGAATTAAGACCCGACCAAGCCGACAAATTAATTAAAAGCGATCGCTTTTGTATGCTTCCTTGGATTCATATGCATGCTTTCCCCGATGGCCGTGCCTACAGTTGTTGTCTGTCAGAGATTGATTATCCAATTGGCAACTTAAAACAAAACACTCTCAAAGAAATTTGGAACAGTGACGAGTATCGCAAGATGCGAGTTAACATGATGAACGAAAATCCTAGCTCGGCCTGCGCCAGGTGTTACGAGCAAGAAGAAAATGGATTTTTTAGTATGCGTAACAGCGCCAACAAAAATTTTGGTCAGCATATCGGATTACTTGATCAAACTAAAGAAGATGGCACACTAGATGAATTTAAATTAAGATATTACGATATTCGTTTCAGTAATTTGTGTAATTTTAAATGTAGAACCTGTGGCAGTATTTTTAGTAGCAATTGGTACAACGACGAAATTAAAGCAGGATGGAAACCAAAGAATCCGCAGATCATGTACGCTGGCAAAGACGAGGATGACATGTGGGAACAGATGTTAGAACACATTCCGCACCTGGAACAAATTTACTTTGCCGGCGGCGAACCTCTAATTATGAAAGAGCACTGGAAAATCTTAGATGAATTAGTAAAACGTGAAATGTTCCATGTACGATTAATTTACAATACTAACTTCAGTGAAATGAAATTTAAAGGGCGTGATGTATTTGAGATGTGGAAACTGTTTGAGTGTGTAAGTATTGGAGCCAGTTTAGATGGTAGTCACGAACGTGGTGAATATATACGCAAAGGACAAGATTGGAAACAAACAGTCGAAAATCGCGAACGTATGTTAAAGATATGTCCTAACGTAGACTTTTATGTTAGCACTACCCTAAGTCTATACAATGCTTTTCATGTAACCGATTTTCATAGAGAGTGGGTGGATCTTGGACTGATTAGACCAATGGACTGGAACATCAATATTTTACAAGACCCTCCACGAGATCGAATTGATGTATTGCCTCACAAACTTAAATTAAAAGCCAAAGAAAATTTTGAAAAACATATAGAATGGCTAGAACCGTTAGACTCATTGACGCGAGCAACACAAGGTTATAGAAGTGCAATCAATTTTATGATGCAGTCTGACAACAGTCACGAGTTGCATAATTTTTTTAGAACCAACAATACATTGGATAGAATTAGAGAAGAAGATTTCTTTAAAATCTTCCCTGAGCTAATAGATCTACGCAGTAACTGGAAAGAACTGAATGCAAAATCATAATGATACTTTTTGTTTAGTTCCTTGGGTTGGTGTAGAAATAAAACACAATAACTTGTGTTCTTTATGTTGTATGCATAAAGAAAATATAAAATTAGACAATGGCGAAGTTGCAGACTTATCAAAGCATAGCATCGATACCATACTGGATAGTAGTTTTGTTAAAACTATTAAAAATGATTTTGAGCAAGGACTGAAGCCAGAGATATGCAACGCTTGCTGGCACCAAGAAAGCAACAGTTTTATAAGTAAAAGGCAAGTCTATTTTAATTCTCTAAAATCAAAATCAACGGACACAAACAATATCCTATACCTTGACGTAAAAATGGGAAAAGCCAGATACAAGAAGTCTGTGCTATCGGGCGTTGATATTTCGTCAACTACACTGCCAAAAAACGATCAGTACTGGGAAAATATTTTTAAGATAATTCCAACAGTGCAAGAATTAGAATTCACTGGCGAATGTTTTGAGTTACCCGAGCATAGTAAGTTAATTGATTTTATCATTGAATCAGGACATGCCCCTAACATGTTGCTACATTATAAAACCAATGGATCAAAAGTCATAACTCATTTAAAAGATAAATGGAAACTTTTTAAAAGTATACGTGTTACACTATCACTATACGACATAGAAGAATGTTTTTTATCTGATTGGTACGAATGCACATGGACTGATTTGACAAAAAATCTCAATTCAACGTTTGAATTAATACAGGACTTACCAAATCTTAATTTAGGTTTAGTTTCAACCATTGACAACGATAACAGACACAGAAAAGAAGTAATTTATAATTGGGCAAAGCAATATCCTTTTTCATCAATAATTTTCAATGAAAAATAATTTACCTACTACTATTTGTATGCTGCCTTGGATCAGCATCGAATCCAGTCCAATGGGCACTGCACGGCCTTGTTGTCTTGCAAGAGAAGAGATCACCGACGACACTGGATCTGCGATTAAATTAAAAACTCATACGCTAGAGTACGCATATAAAAGTCAGTATATGCAGAATCTCAGAGAGTCGTTCCGCAATGGCGAAAAACCAGAAACATGCAAATTGTGTTGGGAAGAAGAAGCCGCCGGCCGCACCAGTAAAAGATTAAACAGTCGAGTCAGGCTAAAAGAATTGTATAATCAAGTTGATTGGGAAAACAATATTCCAGATCAACTGTGGTTCGTTGATCTTAAATTGGGCAATATCTGTAATCTTAAATGTCGGATTTGTGGCAGTTGGAGCAGTAGTAAGTGGGCCACCGAAGAAATGGACTATCTACCCAAAGGCGAAGATAAGAAAAAACACATTGCATATACTTGGCTTAAAGAAGGAAGATGGATCGAAGAGTCGCCGTCTTTCTGGGAAAACTTAAAAACTCTATTGCCACAAATTAAGTATTTTGAGTTCACTGGTGGCGAGCCTTGGCTAATACAAGAACACTGGGACTTGTTAAAATATGCTGTAGAGACAGGCAATAGTAAACACATTGACATACACTACAATACCAATGCCACAGTTAATTCATTGGGTGCAGAAAAATCTGAGTTATGGAATCATTTTGGTCGTGTTGACATTGCCTTCAGCATAGATAACGTAGGAGATCGTTTTGAATATGAGCGTTATGGTGCAAAGTGGGACGAAGCAAATGAAATCATCGATGGAATTCATTTTGCCAAGAATGTAGACACCCCAAATATAACCACACAACTTTGTTTTACAATTAATATACAAAATGTTTATTATTTAGATGAACTGTTAGATTGGGCAAATACAAAACCGTTTGGCAGTGTGTATTTTAATATGTTACACAGCCCTAATCACATGAGTGTGCAGTATATGACTCCAAATGCCAAGGAACTAGTTTTAAACAAACTGAAAACAACATTTTGGAAAACAAAACAATATCAACAAGAAATTAATAATTTAATTAAATTCATTGAGAATGGTACTGGCAGCAATGGATCTGAGTTTCTGGGTCAGATGAAACGCACAGATGAATATCGTAAACAATGCTTTACCGACACTCATCCAGAGATAGCACGGGCAATGGGGTATGAGTAATATAACTGTTACCTTTGTGGGACAGCCGAGTCTACATTTAGCAATAGATGATACTCCCATCGGATGTCGTTATATTGATTTAATAAAGATGGCCTATGATTTTAGTAGACCAATTTACAGAGATACGTTAAAATACAACGAAGATTATATGAAAGATTTAGCCGAACAGGCTAAACAGGTATTCAATTGGGACTGGGACAGTGTCGGTGATTATACCACAGGCATTGCACCTGCGCTACATAAAAATCTTGAAATTTTATTGAAGAACGGATTTGACTCAATACCAGAGCAGTACGACAATTTAGTACACGAGTTACATTATTGTTTACATCTGGTACAGCATAAGAAACTTGATACAGTCAGGAATTCTTGGCTACAAATAGAATGGTATAATGACATGGGATTCGACTTACCATATGATTTTAACTTTGCAGACACATTAAATTTTGGAGATGTTAAGTTACAGAACCCGTTTGTAGGACACGGCCCATTGCAGATATACCAAGAACAGGACCATATTAACATTAGCCAGACTTGTAAGTTTCACAACTTTGTTAAACCTGGTATCAATATAGCTGAACGGAACTATCCTACGTTCACGGAACACCAACAACTAATTGATTTTTTTGTTAAACACGATATTAACTTTGTTGAGAAACACGGAGTAGACAAAATATTACACTATACCGGATATCCGGTCATTGGGCGTGTAATAAACTTAGATGACTTGCAACAGGTGGTTGAGGCATCTGCACTAAAATTAGAGAGTATCAAGTTTGAATAAGCCTGCAACATTATGTATGGCGCCTTGGACGCACACATATCTAAGCCCACAGACTGAAAGACGTATGTGTTGTGCCAGTCGTGAGCCTGCACAAAATTTTCAACAATACATTGACACAGCAGCCGGAAGCGGCCAATACACACCAATTACACTAGACACTCATTGGAACAGCGAGCACATGAAGTCGGTGCGTAGACGAATGATGGCAGGAGAGACCCTGCCCGAGTGCGAAGTATGCAACGACAAATTGTTAAACACATCGGTGTACAGGTCGTACTTTAATAGTTTATTTGACCATAAGTATTTGCAAGCAATGCAGGAAACTGACGACACTGGTCATACAACAATGAAGCCGGTTAGTTGGGATTATCGATTTAGTAACTTGTGTAATTTTAAATGCCGCATGTGTGGCGACATGTTGTCAAGCGCATGGGAAAGTGAACAGCGACAACATAATATGATCGATTGGGCTAATCCCAAAAATACATGGATGCGGCCCGAGATAAAAAAAGAGATTGAAAATTTTCAATCAAACCAAATTGAAGAAGAGTTTTCTAACGCAGTTGAAGAACATCGTGTAGAAGAAGTATATTGGGTCGGTGGCGAACCATTGATGTATGAACAACATTGGCGTTATATGACTCGCATAATAGAACTAGGAGATGGCCCACATGTTTATGCCAGGTACAACACCAATCTTAGCCGAGTTGATTATCAAGGGCGTAACCTTTATCGCGATGTTCTGGCTCATTTACGAGATTGGCAAATTTGCGCGAGCATTGACGGCACTGGAGAAATCGGTGAGTATATTAGGACAGGACTTAATTACGAAAGATGGCTCGAAAACTTCAAACAAGGACTTGCCATTGCCCGACACAGTCGACAAATGCGATTAGACTTTACGCTAACATTACCGGGAATGTTTGAAGTTGAAAAAATTAATCAATTGGCAAAAGAATTAAATGTAGATGTCTTGGCCAAAGTAATTTTTAGTTTTAGCCCGGACATAGTTATGTCACCGCTAGCACTACCCAGGAAACTATTAGAACCCTGGGTAGACGATATATTGCACTCCATTGATAAAGGAGCTCTACGTGATATACTTGTCCAGCTAAAAACTAGACCCACTTTTGAAGAACAATGGCCTGACACATACAAAGAATCTATTGTGCGTGGCAAACAACGTATATTAAAGTTAGAACAAATACGTGATCAAAAAGTAACATACGCAGATATATTATCTGCCAGACCTGAGGTATTAACATGGTGGATGAACATCAATTAATCAATATGCGTGATCAAAGAAGTTGTAACGGTTGCACTAAATGTTGCGACGGCTGGCTGTCTGGCAAAGTATACGACCATGCATTTTTTCCTGGACAGCCTTGTTTTTTCAAGTCGTCTGCTGGTTGTTCCATTTACTCAGAGCGTCCACAGGATCCTTGTAAAAACTTTGAATGTGTGTGGGTTGAAAATAATAGTCCGTTACCTAGCTGGATGAAACCCAGTGAAATCAATTGTATGATTGTGCGAGAAACATTTGAGGGTGTTCCGCAGTTGACAGTCTATGAAGCTGGGTCTAAATTAGATAGTTCAGTGTTATCGTGGATAGTGACTTATTGTCTTAACAAAAAAATAAATTTAGTATATCAAGTTGGCGGTGGCTGGAACAGGATTAATTTCTAAAATGAAAAAAGTTAAAGTAGTATTACGAAATCCTTTGGATAAAAAAGATATCATTGATTACAATATAGAAATCAATGATACAAAACTATCACAGGACTGGATCAGCGCACTCAAAGGAACCTTAGTTAACGGAAACCTATTAGAAAAGAATTTTTGTTTTATGGGATTTCCTCGTACTGCACGTAATCTGTCATTCTTGTGTAATGAATTAAATTCAAGCATTTACAAAATAAATCTGTTTAATAGAACACAACAATGGCAACAGGCCGGACTTAAATCTTATGTGATTGAAGAATATTTCACACCCGATATGGTGCGATTCGGAGACGAGTATCCATTGGGGTATGATGACAGCAACCTTGGGCTAGGACTTAAACACGGAGTAATGAATAGATTACACAATCATTTTGAAATATTACAAGGAACAGTTTGGGGACTCAGTGACTATTATAAAATTGCCGACTATGAAACCAAGTATGCTATTAGACAATTGAATAATCTATGCCACGAAATAGAAAATCTTGTGCTTAGTCAACGCAAACAAAACATTGCACCAGAATGGATACGACCTAGTCAAATTACTACATTTTTACATGCCGAACGACATGAACTGACTTTGGAACACAGACAAGGATTTGCATCCAATGGATACGACAGAAAGTTTGGCCATGTGTACATGCACTGGACACAAATTGGAAAAACTTTGTATGAGGTTTATCGCGACGAAAGCGCACCAGAATTAACAGATACAGTATGCGAAGCAATTAGTGAACTTAAATTTTACAGCGGAGAATTTGATGTTGAGCTAGGCAGAGATTTAACACACGGAGGCGATGACCAATGGTATACAGAAATGATGGATGGATTTTATACATGGTTAGAGCGTAATGGAAAAGATCGCAATGATCCTATGTTAAGTCTGGGGCATTTGGAATTGGGTTCTATTCCGCTTAAAGAAAGTTTTGGTGCAATCGAGCACGATACAATATGGAACCTATTAGGTAACCACTTAGACATTTACTCAATTGAAGTAGATGGTGTAAGCAATACATTTGAATATTGTTGGAGCGATCTTGATTACAAACAAAAACAAATCGATATGATGAGGCCAGGATATGATTATAGTAGCAGGAGGTGATAGTTTTGTATTTGGCAGCGAACTTGCTGACCAAAAACTTGCAACACCAAGTAACAGTACAATACCAGCATTGCTGGCAAAATCAATTGGCGCTGAATATCAATGTACAGCGTGGCCGGGTAATGCCAACAGTGCCATTGCTAGGCAGGTTATGAATACATGTGAGGCTCATAAATCCAAGGAACTATTTGTTTTTGTCTTATGGACATTTACCCATAGATATGAATTTAGATTTAACTACAATACTCAACGCCGTAACACTCCTTGGTATAGTATAAATTTATGGGATATTGTTGACAATCCAGCTAAACTCAAAAAGGAATTTGCAAATTTTGATCCCGATGTATTTGATTCACATGTTAAAAATAAAGTTCTAATAGACAATGTTGGAATGACTGATTTTGTTAAAACTTTTTACAAACACGTTGGTAACAGTGAGTACTATGAAACATATAGTACACTAAAAGAAATTTTGTTTTTGCAACAGTATCTTGATTTAAATAAAATACCTTACTTGTTTGCCCCTGCTGACATTTATCTTGAGAATCATGACAATTGTCTTAAGCATTCTCAGGATGCCACTATGTCTACAGTGTATAATCAAATTAATTGGGATAACTGGTACACATTTCCTCCGGGTGTAGGCAAACACGAAACTGAACACGACAGAGGGTTTTACCAATGGGCGATTGAGAATAAATACCCAGTGGGCACTACACATCCGTTGGAACAAGCACACTCTGACGCGGCGCAATTAATGAAAGACAAATTCAATGAACTGGTTAAAAAATCTGTATAATCGTATGATGTTAGAAATACGTTATCGCAAGAAACTTAAAGAACTACGCAAACGCGATCCATTTATCTACAAATGATACTAGTACTAGGCGACAGTTTTACTTACGGTGAAGAATTAGCATCACCCGAGGAATCTGCTTGGCCTGTACTATTAGACATGGAAGCAAAAAACTATGGCCATCCTGGTGCCAGTAACGATTTAATGATGCGGTTACTGACAAACCACACTCGGTATGGTCACTATAGTCACGTTATTATTGCATGGACAACTCCTAATCGCATAGAACTGCCATCAACTCAATCGCCAGAAGCTGACGTTGGAAAATCAAAACCAAAAAAATGCAAGAACATTGGCGCCAACAGTTACAGGAAGTACGGAAAAATTGTAGACGATATTTTCAGCGACTGGGATGAAACGTGGGCGTACACAAAATTTGAAACTCAGATGTGGATGGCAGATGCCTGGCTAACACAACAAAAGATACCGCACTTGTTTGTCAGTACATTTGATATTCAACGAATAGTAAACAAAACAGGTTGGTCTAGTAGACCCGACTGTTATTATGGGTTTTATCCTGCAGAAGGATTAGTAGAATGGATGGGCGATTGTCCCAAAGGTCCAGGCGGACATCCGCTAGAGTTAGGGCATCAAAGAATAGCAAAGAAAATCAATGAACATATTAGGCATCTCGGCTGGATTTCATGACGCGGCTGTTACAGTAATCAAAGACGACGAAATAGTCTTTGCCGGACACGCAGAACGTTACAGTAAAATAAAAAACGATTCGCATCTCAATGATAAATTAATTGGAGAGGCATTAGAATTTGGCGACCCAGATGTAGTGTCGTATTACGAACGTCCCTGGGCAAAAAAATTACAACAACTATATTCCGGACAATACAATGAAGCGTTCAATTTTAGCAATTACACTTTGGGTCAGTATCTGCATCAACATATATCTAATCCTGTTTATCTTGAGTCATTACTACGATGCCCTCGAAAATATATGTCCCATCATCATAGTCACGCCGCAGGAGGATTCCAGACCAGCCCCTTTGATCGAGCGACAGTGGTTGTAATTGATGCCATTGGAGAACTAGACACCGTATCAATTTGGGGTGCAGAATATGTCAACGGACAGGCCAAGTACACAAAGCTATGGGGACAACGGTATCCGCACAGTATTGGATTGTTCTATAGTGCAATGACCAAACGTGTAGGACTTAGGCCCTTAGACGAAGAATACATAATGATGGGCATGGCCGCATACGGTGACAAAAACCAATATCAGTTGTTAAAAGAAATGTCTAATAGCTTAATAAAATCGTATAAAGATATTACTTTCAAAGAGAATTTGCATATAGGTGTCTCTGATGATTTTGCAAAAGATGCAAATGAGATGGACATCGCTACCAGTGCTCAATTGGTATGTGAGGAATTGGTTTATAGTGTAATGACCCGAGCCAGAGACTTTAACTGGTCCAACAACTTAGTTTACATGGGTGGAGTTGCACTTAACTGTTTAGCCAATAGACGCTTAGGAGATTACTTTGAGAATATTTGGATTATGCCTAATCCCGGCGATGCTGGTAGTAGTCTCGGTGCTGCCGCTTTGGCTCATGGAGGTAGAGTTAACTGGACCAGTGCTAGTCTCGGGACTAATATTTCTGGGCCTTATCCCGTTGATGGCCTTTTGGATAGGCTACTTACTGAACAGATTGTGGGAGTTGCCTCGGGCAGAGCCGAGTTTGGTCCCCGCGCACTTGGAAACCGTAGCCTCCTTGCAGACCCTAGAGGCAGCGAGATTAAGGAGAAAGTAAATGAAATCAAACGTAGACAACAATTCAGACCCTTTGCGCCCGTTATTTTGGAGGAGTTGGCTGATATGTACTTTGATATGCCTAGGGGTTGGAGTGACAGTAGGTATATGCAACTCGTCGGTCGTTGTAGGGTTCCTGAGTTATTTCCTGCTATCGTTCACCATGATGGCACTAGTCGTATACAAACTGTTCCACAAGATGGAAGCGGAATACGAAAATTATTAGAAAAGTGGTACGCAACAACTGGATGTCCAATGTTACTCAATACCAGTTTAAATATCCGTGGCGAACCCATGGTCAATGACCGCACTGATGCGGATCGGTTCGAACAATTATATAACGTAAAGGTTTTATCATGACACAAAGAATATTAATAATGGGATTACCGGGCGCTGGAAAAACTTATCTAGCACAACATATCGTAGATCATCTACAAGCAGATAAAAAACGTGTGGGTTGGCTTAATGCCGACGATGTGCGTAAGAAGTACAATGATTGGGATTTTAGCGAAGCTGGACGTATACGTCAAAGTTTGCGTATGCGTGAACTAGCAGACGCAATGACCGAATGCGACTATGTCATATGTGACTTTGTTGCTCCACTGGTTGAAATGCGTAACAACTTCAAAGCCGATTGGACCATCTGGGTTGATACCATAGACAAAGGTCGCTATGAAGATACCAACAAGGCATTCGTTCCTCCTGAAGTATATGACTTTAGAATCACAGAACAACGTGCCGAATGGTGGGGCGAGTTCGTTGCCGCACACATTGTAGACAATAGACGCAGGCCCGCCTTTGATTGGCAAAAAGAAACTGTACAGATGCTGGGCCGTTGGCAACCTTGGCACCCAGGGCATCGGGCATTGTTTGAAAGACTGATTGCACGTACCGGACAGGTGATCATACAAATTAGAGATGTGCAAGGATGGCAAGGTAGTAATCCTTTTAGCTTTGAGCAAGTGGCAGGATTTATCAAGCGAGATCTCGATCCTCTGTTTCAAGGACAATATGAAATCATGTTAGTACCCAATATTGTACACATCGGTTGGGGTCGCGGAGTAGGCTATACATCAGGCGAAGAAACATTCGATGAATCAATTACACAGATTTCAGCCACAAAGATACGCAAAGAAATGGGACTCAAGTGAGCGAGAGCTCAACTCGTAGTGTAGTCAAAACAATCAGTTGGCGCATAACTGGTAGCGGTGCTACCTTTGCTATCAGTTATGCCATTAGTGGCGATCTAAGCATTGCAGGATCGATTGCGGTAATACAGATTGTTGCCAATACTTGTTTGTACTTTGTACACGAACGAATCTGGAATAAAATAAATTGGGGGAGAGACAGTGTCTAAATTTCTAATTAGATTTAACACCGCAGGGTTTGGCCAAACTAAATTGTTGTGGAAAGTAATCGAAGGCGAAAAAGAGCATCTGGCAAAAGATGTTCTTATACATGCAACACCGGTATACAGTGAAGTTAGCTTTGAAGGCACTAATCCTAAATGGAATTTAGCAGTCGAGGGCTGGCTTGATTGGGAAGGTGAAGTTGCGGTGATACGCAATTTATAATATTTGTTTTTAGTTCATCCCAGCAGTGATCTAAAAACTCTGGGCTGTTGAACAACTCATAATTATGATTTAATATATCTTCCATGCTGTGTAACATACCAGTTAACTCGTCGTTGCTTTTTTGACAAAGCAACTCAAGTTGACCAGCAACAGCTTCAAGTCGTTGATATGGATCGTTGATTGTGTCGTAGCTTTCGTCCCAATAGTCTCCAAATGTTTTAAATCCGTAACTGCGTAAATACTCCAGGTTATGAGCACAACCTAGCAACATAAAAGGTTGTCTTAGCAATATGGGTTTAAAAATCTTTTCTGTTAAATGTTTTTTGGTTTCCCAGAAACAAGTTTCTGTTACCACTTGCACAAAACTTTCTTGTGCTTCTATAATTGGTTCCAGACTAAAACTTTGATTGGGAATTTGGTCGCTGTAATCGATTCTAAAGCTATGTGTGGTATTTTCAACATTGGCAACAGTTTGCTGTATTAGCCAATTTGGTATATTGCATTCTGTTGATTGATCCAATAGATTAGAATAAAGGTCACTGCCGTCGATACAATTTTTACTGTAGCTAATGTGCCCGTGGTCAACTAGTTTTCTTTTAATTAGTTCATTGACAAATAAACTTCGGTAAACACGACGACCGCTGGTGATACGATTGAATGTGATGAATTTTTTCTTTACGGATCTGTCTGCAGGCATAGTATACGACGAATCATATTTGATTCCTCTATACCAATCCGAGGCTGCAAATGCATGATGAAAGTAATAGACCACAGGCCATCCATATTTTTTTTGTATCTCTTTGACTGGCTCACTGTCTTTTTCTGTAGTAACTAAAATGTGTGGTCCGGCTAATTTATTAATGTGATCAAATAATTGGTGGTTAAATTTTCCATAGAACGGCTCTTGGTCATAAAATATAAAAAGCGGACCATCTTTTCCTGGCACCAAATTTTTGATGTCGTGTGCTGGTAGCAAGTCCATTATGGTTTCTACGTTTTCTGGACTACTAGCACCATATGGGTGTAGGTATAATACACGCCGATGTGTTACAATACCTTTTAGCATCTTAAAGATGTTTTGATAATGACTGTGAATATTATACATGTTTGATGTTTTTTACTGGGGAGACAAACCAAATCTGTTTGCGTTTGAACAGCCGGCTGTTAATTTTGAAGAAGCGGTTGCGAAATGTAAAACTGAGTTCTTTTGGTTTATTTATGGTGGCAATGATTACACAAACTTTGATTTTGGCTTTGTGCCACCGCCATGGGAAGCCCAGCATACGCATGTATGGCCGAGCCAATGGCAAAAAGATGGCGGAGTGTACCTGGCCAAAAAAGGTTCGTCTGAACGGTCATGGAACTTTCATAGTGAACAAAAAGTTCGTAGATTGCCCGATAAAGAAAACTGGTATATTCCCGATGATTACGACACAGAGTTTGATTTCAGCTGGCACCCTGACCCACACGAACCTCCTTATGAATATCATTTCAGCAGTCAATGGCAACGTAGCAGTGGCATCAAATACATAGTACCCAATAACCAAGGTGTTAAATTTGTAGACGATTTTAAAATATCTACTAACAGTAAAGTTGATATATTTTTTATTGATTACGGAAACCCGTTGTCACAAGTTAGATTCGAACGCATAAAAGAAAAACATCCTCAAGTTCAACGAACTAGATTTTTCAACGATTTATTTCAAACTGTAAAACGATGCGCTCAAAAAACAAAAACCGGAAGGTTCTGGATAATTAGCAGTCAAATTGATTACTCTGATTTTGACTTTGATTGGCACAGTGAAAGTTGGCAAACACAAATGATACATGTGTTTGGTAGTCAATGGCAAAAGTGGACTGATACTTTTTTAATTAGTACTCCGACATTTCTGCATCATGCCAGCTGGTGTGATGATTTAACCAAGTACCCAGATTTAAATTTTGTCAGTGACCAATTGGTTAAAGTTGATCAAAGAGAAATATATCTAATTGATCATTTGAATGGCAATGATGCTGTTGACGAAATACGTAAACAAGTACCAACAGTCAAAGTAACCAGGTTTGTGGAAAGTTATTTGGAAACACTCAAACGAATTGTTAACACAGTAGAATCGGAATATATCTGGGTTATCAGTAGTGTGTGCGATTACAGCAAATTTGATTTTAGTTGGCATCCCGAGCCTTGGCAAAAAGAAATGATTCATGTGTTTCCAAATTCAATTGATATCAAATACGGAGATACCTTTTACATACACATAGAATCTTTTAAAAAACAGATGTACGAATTGGAACTGTTAGACTGGTTCAATGTTATTAATTATTGCCAAGATCAATCAGTGGAACGTCGATCAATTCCGGTGCATGTGTATGAATCGGACAACTTAGTTAACGAAATTAAAAATTATGATTTCACAGCGCCGTATGTTCTGTTCACTAATCAACCAGATTTACAAATACGCTCAGCATTGCCACTATGGTCACAAAAAGATCGTGTAGTAGAACGAATTAGTGCGTCGGGTGCCACTAGCATAGTACCCCGAGATGTTAAGGGGTTTTTGACACAGCAAATGTACGATTACCCCTACCTACAGACGTCAAAACATAAGATAAATGACTATTACCTGCACAAAAACTTTCCAGCTCTTGATATTGTGTACATAAGCAACGGCGAACCCGACGAAGAAAAATGGTACGATCATTTATGTTATATGAGCAATAGTGACAGTAACAATATACCATGGATACGTGGCATAAATGGTAGAACAGCCGCATATCAGGCAGCGGCACGTGCCAGTAACACGCCCTGGTTTTTTGCTGTGTTTGCCAAATTAGAAGTGGTTCCGGATTTTGATTGGCGTTGGATGCCTGACTACTGGCAAGAACCAAAACATTATATCTTTAATTCTCGCAATCCGTTAAACGGACTAGAGTACGGACACCAAGGTGCTATTGCTTATAATAAAAGAATGGTTCTAGAAAACAATAACCCTGGAATTGACTTTACCATGTCCCAGGCGCACGAAGTAGTTCCACTGCTGTCGGGCATTGCACATTTCAATCAAAGTGCCTGGATGACTTGGCGCACTGCTTTTAGGGAAGTATTAAAACTTAAAATGTTTTTAACTTCCAATCCAACGGTTGAAACCGAACACAGGATCAACGTATGGCTTACCCGTGCCAATGGAAACTATGCTGATTGGTGCATTCAAGGAGCACAAGATGCTGTTGAGTATTTTAATCTGGTTGACGGAAACGCAGATGAATTAAAAAAGAGTTATGAGTGGAATTGGTTGTCCAACTACGCACAAGTCAAACACAATCTAACAGTTGATCAATAATATATTCTACTTCGAGGTCTGACAGTTCAGGATATAATGGCAAAGATAGTACACGTCTACTTAATGCACTAGCACAACTTAAAATATCTGGACCGGGCCAGGCTCTATAAATTCCAACTTCGTGCAAAGGTTGCACATAGTGAATCTTGGTTTCAATTTTTCTATTAGATAACTTTTTTTGTACTTGATCTCTATCGTCTATATCAATAACAAATTTATGATAACAGTGCTGTGAAAAGTTATCGCTATCAATAAGACATCTGGTTTTGGTATTTTTGATTCGTTCGGACCAATACTTGGCAATTGTTTTTCTGCGCGACTGCCATGTATCGATGTATTTTGTTTTTACCAACATATGAGCACAGTCAATTTCACTCATTCGGCTGTTGGTACCTGTGGCATGATGTGTATTGTTTTTGCCATTGTCTCTCCAGGATAAAACAAAATCAAAAATTGATCTGTTATTGGTTACTACTGCACCACCGTTACCATAGCAGGGCAAGTTTTTCATTGGATCAAAACTTATAGCTGACGCTTCACCAATACGAGTGCAGTTGTCAGATAACCAATGTTGTGCGGCATCTTCAATAATAAATTTATTAGACAGTTCCCACTTTTTCCATTGTGATATGTCTGACAGATGTGAGATCGAAGATCCATACAATCCAACTAAAACTACTGCCTGGTAATCAGTGCTACTGGAGATTTTTCTGTAATCAAATATGCCATTTTGATCAGTATCAACAAATTCTACATCCCATCCAGCTCTAATAAATGCATTTGCTGTGGCCGCATAAGTCAAACTAGGAACAAGTACAGTAGGAGTTGTAACAGAGTCTGATCTGTAGTACTCGGCAATTGCTTCTAGTGCCGATGTACCTGAGTGTACGCATACTGCATATTTTGAATGGTTCTTTTTAGCTAGCCAATTTTCAAATTCGGCGGTGTTGTTGCCGTTCATGAGTTGACCACTGCGTAGCACTTCGTCAGTGGCATCTAAAATCTCTGTGCGGAGATTGTTATACTGTTTTCGGAGACCAGTAAACGGAATTGTTAAGCCAGTTGAAGTAATTTTGAAATCCTTCTTCTACATCTACTTGGGGATCGTATCCTAGAACAGTTCTAGCACGATCGATATTTAATGCACCGCGACTTGGGAAGTCTGCATCTTTGTCTCTGCACTCAATAGAGCCCTTGCCCACAATCTTCACAATCATCTCTGCGGCTTGCAATAAACTAACACTATGACTCTTGGTAATATTGAATGTTTGATTCGCAGATTCAGTAAGAGTAGCGGCAGACACAATACCATCTGCGGCATCATCTACGTAAGTGAAGTCTAACGTTTCCCCTGCCCCATTAACCTTAAGAACGCCTCCTCGCATGGCGCCGAGCATAAACTTTGCAACGACTCGGTCCTCGACGTCAAGTGGACCGTAAACAGCACTAGGCCTAATAATAGCGTAATCAAAAGCACCGCGCCTGTGATAGTCTTTGACAATGTCTTCTCCTGTTAGTTTCATGATACCGTATTGTCCAATAGGTTTGCAGTCGTAATCTTCTACAACTTGATCTTCAAAGTCGCCATATACCATTGAACTTGAAATGTACACAACACGTTCTACTCCGTGCTTTTTGGCACTCTCACAAACATTGATCAGGCCCTCCATCATAACTCGACTACCCCATGCAGGGTTAGCATTGACAACTTTCTGTCGGGGAAAACTTGCCATGTGTATAACGACTTCGGGCTTGTGTTTGTTTACTAACCAATCAAAGTTTTCGGCATTGGTAATGTCGATGTGATAGACATTCTTGCCCGATATCTTTTTTAATCGTTCTGCCATCAAGTAGTCAAGTTCTGCTTGTGGAATAATTCCGTAGTTGGTACGAGTGTCTGTGATGACAACTTCGTGCCCTTGTGCTTCTAGTCGTTGTACCACATTATGGCCAATAAGACCTAGCCCGCCTGTTACTAATATTTTCATTTAACGCCCCATTTTAGCAAAAAAAATGTTTGATCTTTTGGAGATAGTTTTCCTTTGATTATGCATCGATATCCGTAAGTTCTCGGATCAGCAAAAACATGAAACACTGGTTGCTCAATGGCATGTTCCATTATCCATTGACCTTTTTCTGTTGCCTGCCATTCACTGATTGGAACAGCCGCATACAAAGTTGGATCCTCGACATCAGAGAGGAAAAATTCGTGTACTATCATACCGCCATTGGTGCTTTGATAGCGGCATGGTGTTGATAGTTGTCTAAACGAATATCCGACATTGTAAATTTAGTAATATTATCAATGTCGGGATTCAACCAAAGAGTTGGTTCAGGTAATGGTTCACGAGTTAATTGTTCTTTTACCTGTTCAACATGATTTAGGTAGATGTGTGCATCGCCGAGTACATGAACGAACTCACCAACCGCTAGGCCGCACACTTGAGCTATCATCGCCGTTAGTAGGGAGTAGCTTGCGATATTAAAGGGGACACCCAAAAACATGTCACAACTTCTTTGATACATTTGACAACTTAATCGATTGTCATTGCTTACATAAAACTGACTAAAGGTATGACACGGGGGCAAGGCCATGCTGTCTAACTCGCCTGGATTCCATGCAGATAATATATGTCGTCTTCCGTGTGGGTCCTTTTTAATACCGTCAATTAAATTTTGTAATTGGTCAACTTCTTTAAAATGCACATAACCAGCTCGTCTATAAAGACTACCAAAGCTGTCTTTAAATGTTTCTTCTTTGTGTTCAACTGGTGTACGCCATTTGCGCCATTGCACACCATACACACGACCTAGGTCGCCATCAAACTTTGCTCGATCGCGCCAATAAGGTGCTGTGGCATTGTCAGTCCAGATGGTGGTCTTTTCTGATTGTCTGCTACCATGTAATATCTCTCGCAGACGTTTTTCGTCCCCTGAACCTTCAATAAACCACAGCAATTCACTTACAACACTTTTCCATGCAAGTTTCTTAGTAGTAACAGCAGGAAAGGTATGACTTAAATCATACCTTTGTTGCATGCCAAACAAACTGATAGTACCAGTGCCTGTGCGATCTGTTTTTTCTTGTCCCTGTTCAAGGACTTGACGAAGAGCGTTTAAATATTGATTCATATCTTATTATTGTACATTGTTCTGATGAAGTTGCATACCTTTCAGCAAATCCGCCAAGAAAAGATCTTAAATTCATTCTTGTATCTATTCTATACGTTCCTTTGATATAAGTCAAATAAACCTTATCCAATATGTTTTTACAATCTTCAAGTACTTGTTTTCCACCAATGATAAAAACATCTTTTCCAGGATTGGCATCGTGTATGCGAACAATTTGGTCAACATAATCTTCACCACAAATGGCATGAGCATTGTATACACCAATGGGTCTGTTGGTAATTATGTAGTTTGTTCTGTCAAGTAACGGTTTGGGCATTTTGGGATCATCCCAGGTACGTCGACCCATGACCACTATTTGATTTTTAGTGAGTTTTTGAAAATGTGCCATATCTTCTGGCACATGAGGCCATGGCAGTGAACCGTTAAAACCTATCCCTCCGGATAGGTCACAGGCAAAAATTGCATTAATCATTTTATAAATTCTTTAACAACTCATCGGTAACTGGTTGTACAGTTTTAGCTACTTCGTCAATGTTGATGTAGAAATCAATATCTTCGATGTAATCGTCCAATGAGTCAAACCTTTCAGACAGTTCTTTTTGCAACTCTTCTGGGTCGGCTCCGTCTGCTAAGAATTGTTTTATGTCCAATTCAACTCGAGTATTGTCTTTGAGATGTACCACAATGCAGTTTAGTACTGATAATGGTACATCGTTTTTTTCAACAGACTTTAAAATTTTTTCCCATTGAGACCTAACACTAACGTTAAGCTTCTTGCTTCTTCGCGGTTTTTTTGGTTTTTGTTGTGACATTCTTTGCGCCCGAGTCTAAATTTTTAGCTTCTTGTTCAAGTCGAGTTGCTTCCGCAATCAAACTTTCAGCTTGCTTTTTCATTTCTTTAGCCTGGGCTAGTCTAGAAATAGCCAAATCATTGTCTGTTAATACTTCTGCTACATAACTCTCGGCTGAAGTATTGCCGCGAACTTGTGAGTTGCTTCTACTATTTACCGGTGCGCCAACTTCTTTGGCGTCTGCGTTTCTTGGTCTTTTCTTGGTTTGCAAACCTTGATTGGCATCTAAGTCTGCTAATTTTTTAATGGCTTCTTCGCCTAAATCCATCTTGTCAAGAATGTCATTGAGTTCGTCAAGACGCACACTTGAAGTATTTGTAGGTGTTACTAGTACTTGATTGGCTGGAACTTTTTTAATAAATCCGTTACGGTGTAGACTTTCTAAACAGTTGGTGCCGTCGGCCATGGTGTTCCTAAATAGCGCATCGGACAATTCTTTGGCATTTTGTCCAACTGCACTTTCAATAACTCCCATGAGTGCGTCATGAATAAGTCTAGGTAGTGTTTCGGTATATACCAATAGACACATATGACGTTCATCGGGTACTGTACGATACAGAATTGCGATTTTTCGATTGTTGTGTTTTCCAATATGTTTAAGCATTTGCGGTCTCCTGTGGTTGATCTTCTTTCGGCGCTTCTTCTTTTTCTACTTCTTTAATAGCACCACTGCTCTTTAAGAAAGCAAGTAAACGATCGTATAAACCGCCAACGGCGCTTAGTTCTTCGGCTTTAAAAGCACCCCTTGATGTACTCAGCTGAATTAGTTGTACTACAGAAATTAAATCTTGTAGTTGCAGGCCAGTCTGGCTAGGTGCTTCTTGTGTTGGATTATCGTCCATTTAAAATCTCCATTGGTAATACATGTATTTAATGGTTCGATCTGACCATTAAATTTTTATTACCAAAGTTGATTTGAATTTTGATTGAATTCGGACAGTTGTAGGCTAAAGAAGCTGGCCTCGTGTGGAATTTCAAAAGCCGCACACTTGGATAAAACCACTTTAGTCTGCCCGTCGGCCTCAACTTCTTCGTACCAATTGCCAAAGTAAAAACGCCCATCAAGATTTTCGTAAATCCAATCTGAGATTGTTTTTTCACTGGTGCGTATATCAAATACCACACGAACAAAATGAGGAGGGCAATGTTCTACCCTCCTCAAACCATTTACATTAAGTAAATTAACAATACCGTGAATCAAGCTCATTGATAAATTCTAATTTTCATATCTTTGGGTTCTTGTTCCTGTACTCGGAGTTTATCTTCAAGAACCTCTTGAACCTGCGACACTTGTTCTTTTCCATAAGGTGTGTCTGATGTTGCATGAATAATTTCAATTGCATACAACAAGTCGTCACAGCATTGCTCAACTCGTGCAAGACGAGCTTGTAAAGTTTCAACCAACTCACGTGCCTG